AAAGCAATCACTCTTTACTCGTAATTCAGATTTAGATAAGAGAATAATTTAAGCATACTTATTAAGATCTGTTAAAATACACCTCATTACAAGGTGTATTTTTTTTTTATTGCTACTATGCCAGAAATCCAAAATTCCGATTACCTGCTTGATTTAATTCAATCTGCTCTTGATCCTGAAGCCTTAGATGCTAGAAGAGGTGCTGGTACAGCCGATGCTATTAGACAAAGAACCCAAGAAGGGTTAGATGAGTCTAGAGATTATATGGCTTCAACCACAAAAACTCTTGGTGATACCATACTAGATACCACAAAAAATGTAGCAACAGGTGTTGGTACTGGATTAGTTGATCTAGCCTCTTTTGGAACAGGCTTGATTGGTGCTAGAGGTGTATCTCAAGGTCTAGCCAATTTATCTAATGCTGCTAGAGAATATTCTCGTTCTCTTGGTTCAGTTGCAGAACAGGCACAAGAAAGACTCTTTGAAAGAGAAGAAGCCAGAGATACTGCTAGAAATCAGGCTCAGTATGAAGAAGACATTAAGAATGGAATGTCTCCTACTGAAGCAATGTTTAAGAGAGGTGGCAGAAACTTCCTTGGTTCTATCTCTAATGCTTTTAAGACAGGTAATTGGCAAAAATTAGGTGCAGAAGGCATTGGTTCAATGGTTAGTGCTGGTATAGCCGGTGCTGGAACCAGAGGACTAATGAATGGTGTTGCTAGAGCATCTAAAGGATTCATGGGATCTGCTACAGAACAGTTAGCCAAAGCTGCTGAAAGAACAGCCGCTGTTGAACAGATTCCTGCTCAAATGCCCAGACTTGAGAAATATACACCTTGGGCAGTATCTCAGTTTGGCATGGAAGGTGGTGGACAGTTCTCTCAAGCCTTGACTGAACTTCTTGATCCAACTAAGGTAACTACAGAAAGTCTTTATGAATCTTCTCCAGTATTTGGTGAGTTAGTTCAAAGATATCAGCAGGAAGGTAAATCCCAAGCAGAAGCAGAGCAACAGGCAAGAGAAGATATTGCTCATAATGTTGCTCTCAAGAGCGGTATTGGTACAGGTTTACTAGCCTCCCTGCTTTCTCCTGCAACCCAATTCCTTGAAAGACCATTTACTAGAGCCGCTACTCGTCTTTCTCCAAAAGCAGGCTTTAATCCTATTAGAAAAGCCGCTGGTACTCAACTGGAAATGACTCCAGAGTATTTGGAAGAAATGGCTACTGAAGGTGGTGGTCAGTACTTACAGAATCTTCTAAGTCAACAATATGTTGATAGAAACCAAGATCTTGGTGAAGGTGTTGGTAAGGCTATGGGTGGTGCTGTAGTTGGTACCCTTGGCATGACTGCACCTCGTACTGCTGTCAATACTTTTGGTGGTGCAGCCCAAGGTGCTATGTACCTTAAGAATAAGATTACTGGATCTAAAGAAGATACTCAGGAAACTAGTGGAGAAACTGCTAAAGCATCTGAGACACCTCTTGAATCTGCTTCTAGTATCAGTTCTGTTAATGCAAATATTGCACAGCAAATTGATGAAGATGATTCTATTTCTGAAGGTAGAAAAGCAGGTCTTAAAAAAGTCTTTGAAAATGATCTCAATAAGAGAAGAAAGTTCTCACAGGATATCTTTGATACTCTGGATCAGGATACCAAGGATAAGTTTATTAAGGCTAGAGATGGTGAAACCAATGAAGAAGGTAATATTGTATCTAAGCCAAGCCTTAAAGAACAATTTAAGGTTCTCCGTGATGCCTACACTGATACTACCAAGTCTGATGATGCAAGAGCTGCCGCAGCTGCTGCTACTCTAGAACTAGCAGAATCTCTCTCTGTTTCTGATGAGGATATCAAGACTCTTAATGAAGCCGCTGAGAACTCTGGTTCAGAGAATTTAAAGAAGCAAACTCAGGATTACATTAATACTCTTAAGAGCAGAGAAAATGCTTTTAATGATGTTGGCTTAAAACAAAATATTCAAGAAGCCGCTGACTACTATGTTGAACAGGCAGGTGGTATTGACGCTGTTCTAAATGAGGCCAATCCTGAGAAAACTCAACCTGTTTCTGAAGGGTCACAGTCAACCATTACACCCTCAAGAAAGGGTAAGTCTAATCTAAATACTTTACTGTTTGCTCTGAGCCAATCTTCTGATAAGAATATTCCCATAGACAAGGTGGATAGTATTATAGATACCACCAAGAAGATTGTTAATGCACCTAAAGAGTCAGGTATCTCTAGAAAGGATAAAGAGATTGCCGCTCTTATCAATGCTCGTATTTCTGCTGTAAAACAACTCATAGACAGTACTGACATTCAACATGGCGAACGTAACCTAGATACTGTCATGAGTAACTTCTACAGTCTTTCTGAAGATGAGAAGTCAGCCAAAGGTATAAATAAAGAAGATACTGGCAGATCCATGTTCCAATTAATGAAGGATCTTGAGCAAGGAGTTGCTTTAAATAAAGCAGATGATGTTGCCAAGGCTTTACATAATCTAGCCAGACTTACTGCCGCTGAGACTAATAAGGCTAATGCAATTATTGAACAAGGTATAAAGCCTACATTAGGAAAAAATGGAAAGCAAAGAAAACAGAGATTTACATATACTTCCATTGCTCCAAAGAATGGTGAAGTAACACCCTTTACAAGATTCTACGAACCAGGTAATGATAGAAGTAGAGTTTACGCTAGACGTGCTATTAAACAGGCTGCTTTTGGTCTTTCAATCCTTGATGCTTATCACAGTATTCCAGGTGTGGTTAGTTTAGCCAAACAGTCTAACATTCCTTTCTATGATAAGAATACTAAATTAGATGAATCAATAGATGAAAATCTTATTGAGAATGGTCTATTAAAAGGTCTTTCAACTGTCTTAGATATCTCTCCTGAAATCGTATCAGAGTTAGGTCTTAAGTCTGCTCCTAGAACTACCTTTGAATCTACAGATGAGTACAGGGATACCCTATCTATTGCTGATGCAGATCCAATAGACATCTCTTCACAGATTACAGATGAAGAACTCAAACAGGCTATTGAAAAAACTGAAAGTAATCGTATTGAACCAGAGACAGCAAAGGCTAGAAGCAGTATTGCTAGAAAGGCTCTATTGGGTCAATTTGCTGATAAGGATGACATAGCTAAGAGAACTGGATTCAGATCCTATAAAGAGTTCTTTAGCCATCTAATCGGTATAAATAGAGATGCTGATAACCTTATTAACTACATTACAGCTAATAATCCTGATTTAGCAAGATCTCTACGTCAGTTAAGAGATTTGGCTAAAACAGATGAAAATGCTAAGAAATCTTGGAATGATATCTGCAATAAAGTACTGGCAGAAGATTTCAAATCTGCCCTTACAAATAATTTAAATATGCAGATGAAAACAGCCTATGACAATCTAAAAAATAGTCTAGGCAATAGAGATGATATTAGAGCATCTCTTAATGCTACATTAGGTTATTCCAAGCAGTATCTCGCTTTAAATTGTTTAGATTTTGATGCCCTTAAGAACAAGCAATTTAAGGTAGATGAAGATTTTGTTGAATGCTTAACAACTGCTACTTTACAGGCTGCTATTGGAGCAAGTCTTAGACAATCTTATCTAGATGCATCTAGAGTAGAAGAAACTTATGGTGTCACTTTAAGTGATTATCTGAAAGATCCAAAGAAGAGAGATCAAGGTCGTGCTTTAATGTATGGCTCTACCATTGACAATATGGTGGAATCCATTGCATCTAAGATGATGAACTATTCTGGTGTTAAATTTGATACCAGACTTCCTTCTGGCCTTGCAGAGGATCTTTATAAGGCTATGGCTTATGAAGCTCTTCATGCACTTAAAGAGGCCAAGTACATAAATATTACTAAGGTTGTTCTACAGGAAGGCAAAGGAGAACCTACCAAAAAACAAGCAGGACAATCTCAGAGTAATACTCAGAATCAGAATATAAATCTTGATGGCATTAATGATGTCTTTGCTTCTGCTGGAAGTGAAAATAGACATGCAGGAACACCAAAGAGTTCTAATGCGCATAAAGGCAAGAATAACAAACAAGGTCAGAATAACTCTAATCAAACACAGGAATATGAAAATCCCAATGCTGGTAAGAGAACCAAGGATCTTGTCTGGTTTGATCCAAAACAGAAAGATGCCTTTAAACTGTATTCTCAGTATGGCTTAGATACCATCTTTGATGATATCTTTGCTAAAGAAAATTCTTCTGTTGTTGATATTGACTACTCTGAAGCCTTTAGAGAACAGTTAAAGAAAGATAGAGAAGCAGGCAAGAAGGATAGATTTACCTTCTTAACCAAACAAGATCTGGATCATGGAACCAGTGGTATTGTAAGAAAGTTCTTTAGTAAGAGTGCTAAGTTTAAGAAGGTTCATAGTAAGGATAAACTTGATAAAGTCCAGATTGAAGCAGGTAGAAATAAAGCATCTAAAGAATATAAAGCAGAATGGGCTAATATCAAGAATTATTTAAGATGTCTGCCCAGAAAAGAAGATGGCTCCTATGATGTTATGTCAGAAAGAAGTGTTGATGTTCTTCTGGCTCAACAAGGTACTGTCTATAGAGAGACAGATATTGACATTAAAAAGTCAATTTTACAGTCTCAAGCATTACCAATGCAGTTTGCTCTGCAAGATGTTATTAATAGAGTTAATGGTATTATCAGCAAGGGTATTACTGATGGCTTGATTCCAACAGGTACAACCATTGATGATGTATTAGACAATGTTGATCTTCAGAAAGCCCTAGATCCTTATGTACTTCACTTTGCTCCTTCATTCAGTAGAGCAAATAGAGACCAACTGGATGCAGGTACCAATCCGATGAACAATAAGGTTTATCGTGAGTGCTTTACTTGCATGAGAAGCACAATAGATCTTTCCAAGGATTCTGATGCTAAATCATACTTCCTAGGTGGTCTAGGACAGGCTATCTTTGGTCTTAAGCCTGAAGACTACATGAATAAGGAAGATTACACAGCAGAACTTGAACAAGCCTTTGGTGATGTACAGGCAGTAGATGCCAATGGTAATACTGTTACTATTGAGAATCCTATTGTTACAGAGGCTAGAAAGTACTTTGCTATTGAACATCCAACAATTGCACAGGCTTTAGCATTTAATAAAACTCTTAGAGCCTTAGGCATTGACAACGGAGATATCAACAATAACTTCTTCCATTGCCTTGATGAATTAATCAAGTATACAGATGCCAAGAAAGATCCAGAGAAGTTAAAAAACTTCACTACTGATGTTTATATTGACTTTGATGGTAAGTCTAATGGTACTTGTACAAAGAACATGACTCAAAATGTAGGTCAGTTCTCTGTTAATGAATTAGAACGTCTAGGTCTTTTAGGTGTGTTCTTTGGTAAAGTACATCCTCTTGCTAGATATCGTGCTTGGTATGGTAAATTAACTTATGGTCCTTCCATGAACTTAGATGGCATAACTTACAATGGTATGACCATTAAAGTAACATCTAAGCCAAGAAGATATAAAACTACAGCAGACTTCTATTCCAAGAATGGTGATAGTGCCTTAAGACACTTGTCTGAAAAAGTTAAAGACGACCATGACAAGTATGTAGCATCCTTTAATGATGCATCTGAAGATGCTAAACATGCAAGAAATAAGGTTACTGCCTATAAGGAAGTGCTTGATTTCTTCCTTAATGGAACCATTAACTTTAAGGATCAAATTCTTGCTCAGATTGCTTCTGGGTCAATGGTAGAAGCACTTGCTCATATGCAAGAAGGAGATGCTTCTGCTGATAGAACCTGGTTAAAGAAACAGGTTATTCCTACAGGCTATTCAGGTACTGATGCTGCTTGTGCAGGCAATATCCTTAAACACTTCATTGGAAATCTTGCAGATCTATATTCGGATGCTAATGAAATTCTAGATGAGATAATTCATTCTGGATTACCTACAACCATAATTGATGCTAATGGAAAACCAGTTGATGCTGTCATTTATAAGAAACCTGATGAACTTAATGGTGTTGGTACTCTTACATGGGGTAAAGGCCAAGGTGAGTATCAATTACTAAATGCTGATCTTAATGCTCTAGCCTTCTATATGGCAGATTTAGGTCTATTAGAAGATCTTGATCCAGAAGCTAGAATGAAGCAACTCAGAGAGATTGTTAGTGCTTATAGATATCCTCAGAATAAGGCAGAGGCTGATCTAAGGAAAGAGATTCAAGAAAGATTCAGTGATCACATTGGATCAATGATTGTCTATTCAACCAATATTTCTTGGGAAGATAAGTCTGATAAGTTCAAGACCAATTATTGGGAAATCACCAAGAAAAATAATAGAGGTGAACCCAATAATTTAAGACAGACAATTATTAATAAAGGTCTGCAATCTGGTGATTTCAGTAGATTCAGTTTCAAGACTTTTGATATATCTCCAAGGACAGAACAGAACATGAAGAATCTTCTTCAGGGTACTGCTGCCAAGGAAATGTATAAGGGTTACGCTGAAGCCTATGAACAGGCTAGACCTTTAACTTTAGCAAAAACTGGCATATCTCACTTGGCAACTGCTATTTTCCAATTTGTTTATGACTATAAGATTCAGCAAATAATCAAGGAAAAGAATCTTGCTGTTAATAAGAAAGAACAGCCTGTTCTTGGTCTTTCTTCAGAAGACCTTAATACTGCCATGCAGTATGCTCAAGAGTTTGTTGGATTAGTCAATATTGGTAAGGATGCTAATACCAAAGTTACTTTTAACATGGTTTCCATGACAAGTGCTTCTACCAATTCTGATGATCAGATTGGGCTTATGTCAGATAAATCTGCTGATAAGCTAGAGTCTACTGTCAGAATGACAGAAAATCCAAAGATGTCTACTGATCCAGGTACAACATTCTCAATGGGTGACGTAGCATTTGCTAATGCAATGGATCTGTCTGCGCTGTTTAAGAATATCTTAACTATCTATGACGGAACAGCAACCAATCCAAATGACGCTAAAGAAGTAGGCATTAAAGCATCTAAGACTATAGGCAAGATCTTTTCAGATGATACCATGCATACCAGTTTCTGGCTCTTAGAGTCAGTCAAACATATGCAGGAAAATATGAAAAAGCCTGAGAATGCTGAATTAGTTAAATTTATGATGTCTCGTCTTGATGCATTGAATTTCCATGATATGCCAGACGAGAATGGAAAGAAACCTAAGAACAACTATCTATATAACGAAACAGGTGTCGGTGTTTTCCTTAAGTCTGAATACGATCTTTATAAAAATAGAGATAAGGATCATAAGCCTGAAGAATATATTAAAGATTTAAGAGAAGCTCAGAATATAGCAGATGCTATGAATCAACTGTTTGGTGAAAAGAACAGTATGATTAATCCTGAGTTAAATCTTGAACAACGTGATTCAAGATCTTCAATTGCTTTCAATGAACTCTTAGATTGGAGATCCTTAGACCCATCATCCAAGTCAAACATCTGGGATGATCTAATAGATAACCTTACTCGTCTTGACAATGACAGACAGGCAAGAATCTATGCACAGCTTTGTATGGGTATGTGTAATGAACAAATTGCAGGTACGCATGAACCAGCAATTTCAGTATTAATTGATCCAAATCAAGTTAGTTCTTTAAGACACCTGTCTTTAGAAGAATTTAAAGCTTTAGAAAATTCTAAAGATCCTAAAGAAAAGGCTTGTTATGATCGAGTTATGCAATATAAAGATGCTTCTACTGAAGCAATCGTTGCAAAACTTAATGAATACTACAATAAGAAACTCAAAAAATTAAATAATGAAAGTGATAAAGCAACTCAAGATAGAATAGCTGAAGATAATAAGGCTAAAGAAAAATCTGAGAAGAGTAGATCTGTTAAGGAAAGAACTCCTGATAATACTCCTATGACAGATATTCTTCTTGATAGTTTAGGCATTAATGGATCTTATGTAGATTTCTCTGGAGTATCCCGAGAGAGAGCATTAGAGATTATTAATGGCTATAGAACCAGAATGCTTAAGTTATCTTCCAAACTTAATGAGAGAAAAGGAAAGAAAAAGATTGCATCCCCCCAAGCTATGCATTTAAGTTCATTCTTAAAGGCATTAATGGAGAATAGTTTTAATAATCCAGCATTCAAGAATGCTTTTAATGGACTAAAACTTTACACAGTATCTTCTGAAAAGGATGCTAGAAAACTTGTTCGTGCTTTAGATGTAAATGAGAAGGGTCAAAGTAATAATAAACGTATACCGACTAACCTTAAGGGTATTTACATAGCTGCTAGTAAAGCAATTGTAGTAGTTCAAAAGGATGAGGAAGACACAGCATTTTATCAAAATCTAGTGCATGAACTTATTCACATGAGTTTACAGTCAGCATTAGATAATTACTTTACTGATCCAGAAGCATTTCGTAATAGTGCTGGTGAAGATGCTGTACATAAAATTGAACATATCATTACTTTAAAGAATGACTTTATACGTCGATATAATGATTATTTAGAAAACCCTAAAGATAAAAGTAATCCTTTTATTGGTTCTTTTTCTAAATCTGTTATAGATATTGCAGAACTAATTAAAAATGCACCAAATGATTATGTTGCTGTGCAAGAATTTTGTGCATATGCTTTAACCAGTCCTCATGTAACAGCAATGTTATCTGGTTCAACCAATGAAACTCAGATTAAAGAAATTTTTGGTGAAACTCTTGCTGATAGTTTAATTAATGAAATTAAAGGGTCTTCTTGGTTAAAGCAAATTAGAGATATTATTGCTGCTACCATCCAAGGTATCCGACACTTTTTCCAAATTGGCTTTGCAAAGGATTATGTACCTACATTTATAAATCCTGGTGTTAATCCTGAAGTTACTGAATACGATGTTCTTGCTCATTGTGTTCTAGGTACTGCACAGGCAAGAGTAACTTCTACTGCCTCTCAAACAGCATTGAATGCTCTATATTCTCTTGGTTCTGGTTCTTCTCAATCGGGCAATCAGTTCTTCCAGAGATTCAGAAGTATATTTACTCCATACATCAGCAAACCTCTACCAAACAAGGTATTTGATGCTATGGAAAACAGTATGAGAGATGCATTTGTAACTTTTGGATTAGACCCATTGGATACAACAACTGCTCTATCTGCCGCTGGATTAATGATGATTTCCAAGCCATTCCAAGGTAATCAGTTCACATATATGAACGAGATCTATAAGAATGCTATGGAACACATTAAACCATCCATGTTTAGTGGTAATGGTCAGGCTAAGTATGATGCTCTATTTATTAATAAGTCTGTCAACACAGATGCAACCAAAGATCCAGAATCTTATGGTGTAGCACATTTCTTTGCTATGGCTATGGCATCTCCTGAAATCCAGAATGTTCTCAAGAAGATTCCTTACACCAAGTATAAGAAGGCTACTCATGGCATGGCTATAGATAGAGCTTTAATGAATTTTGGCAATAACATGCTTGAGCATGCTCAAAAGTCTTCTTATGACATTAATGGTAGAAATGCTCAACAAGAGATGTCTCAACTGATTAACTTTATTGCAGATCATGCAGATAAATTAAATCAGGTACAACAGAGAAATAGAATAGAGAAATCTTTAGATAATGCCAATATAGCTCTTAGAAATGGCATTAAGAGTGTCCTTAGACATACTCCTTTAAGTCCATTTGTTGATGCTGGTTTACAGCCTGTATTAAGCATCATTGGTGAGAAGGAAATGCCTGAATGGATTCGTAGGTTATGCCTTGATATCACTGGTTCAGATACAAGAACTGGTGCTACTGAAATTTATAACAAACTTAATGCATCCAAGTCTGAAGTAGACTCTGTACGTTATAGGGCTGCTCACGTTGTTCCCAATGCTCTAAGAAAACTCTTTAAAAATGAGTTAACTGGTGAGCAGGATACAGCTATCTACAATAATCTAATCAAGACTGATCTAGCATCCAGCTTTGATTTTAATGATGCTATTAAGTATGTTACTGATGGCAATGCTAGAGGTGCTCAAATGAGAGCATCCTTACAAGCTGCTAACCTTACAGCAGAACAAAAGTTACTTGCTGATAATTTAGCCAAGTATCTTGCTACAGGTGAAGCAAATGGTATCCTTAGAACCAATGCTTTATCCATTGTATGGGATGCAAGCAACTCCTATCAAAAGGGTAAATCTAGACAGATACTTCAACAGAAAGCATTAGAAAGAGCAAAGCATCTTGACAAGTATATTTCTCTGAAGGCTTTATCCTTAATGGATACTACTCAAGTTAGTGAACTAGCCAAGACAGATCTAACTGGTCTGGAAGGTATGTTTAATAACTATAAAAAAGCCTTGGATACTCAGGATAAAGCCAATGTAAATATTTCCTTTGGCATGAGACTGAATGCTCATAAGGGCTTTACTCCTTTACAGCAGACTACTGAAGCATCCATTGTGTATTCTGATGTTGACTTATCAGATTCTGGCTTTGTTAGAACCAAGGAAAATAGGAATGTCTGGTACACACCTTTTGGTGGCAACTCTAGATTCTCTGAAGGTATTGTCAGACATACTCGTATGTCCTACAGAGGTTCTGACAGTAATAATGGTCTTAGCGTTAATAGTTTTGGCAAGGTATTGCCACAAAACAAGGCTCAAGATCTAATTAAAGAAGGTATTCCATTCCGTCAGGTATTTGATCATAAGGGTAATTGGTCAGGTATTGAACCTATTGTTTCCAAGGAATTTAAAGATAAGTACCTGAAGCCTTCTGATAAAGCCTCTGATCAGATTGGTATTTTCCAAGGTCGTGTCTTGGAAGAAGTAAGTTCTCAGGCTACTGCCATTTCATCTCTTAAGATGTTGGCAGACCTTTGGAAGAATGGTAGAAAAGATGCTGCTGGAAATAGAAAAGGATATTCATTAAAAGATTCTGAATATGTGAATCTTTATGAATTGGCAGAAAAGAATCCTCTTGTTAAAGAGGCATTAGATATGCTTCCACCTAGATACCATAAACTCATTGAGGCTGAGTATGGCAAGGAAGGAGTATTTATGGTTCCAAGGAACTTGGTCTATGAAGTGATTGGTATTAGAGAATTCTCTGTGGTTGACATGTTTACTGGTAAAACCAACATGTCTCCCAAAGCTGTTGAGACTATTACAAATATTCTTAAATTGTTCCTTGGACCCAAGTGTGTTTATTACCTGAAGAATGGTGAAGCAATACTTCAAAAGGGTGTTAAGGGAGCCAAAGAAACTATTCTGGTTCGTTCTATAAGTGTTCTAGCCGGTAACATTATTTCTAATATCTTTACCTGCATGGCTTATGGTATTAGTCCTATCACCATGATTAAGAGATATAAGGAAATACAGGTTGCCAGCGAAGCATACTTAAAGAATACAGTTGAACTTCAATCTGCTGTTGCTATGAGAGATTCTTATCCTGCTGGTTCAGCCATGCATAATAAGTATCAGGCAATTATTGACTCTACTACAAAGGCTCTTAATGAGTCTCCAGTAAGTCAATTGGTTAATTGGGGTCATATGAATACTGTAGAAGAAATGGGTGTTGCTGCTGATGATTCCACTTATTTTAGTGGAGATCTCTACAAGAAACTTGAATCAGCAATTCCTGATTCTCTATCTTCAGTAGTTAAGTATGGTCTTATTACCAAGGATACTGCTCTTTATACAGCATTAAATAAGACACTAATGTATGGTGACTTTATTGCCAAGCAGATAGTTAAAGAGCATTTAGAAGCCAAGGGTTGGACTCCTAAGATGATCCAGGAAGAACTGAGAGATGCCTTTGTTGATTACAATAGACATCCAGGTAGAGTCAGAGGATACTTGGAAAATATAGGTTTGGCTTGGTTCTGGAACTACAAACTTAGAGTGCTTCATTCAATGAGTACTCTTGTAAGAAATAATCCATTGTTTGTTTTAATGGCTTGTGCTACACCTAGCTTACTAGGCATTAACAATATCATTACAGATAACTTCTTAGGTGCAATGTTCAGAGGTACTCTGAGTTTTGCTATTGGTCCTGAGATGCTCGCCAATGCCTTTACTATGCATCCACTTATGGCTGTTCCAAATATGTTAGCCTAATACTGAGTAAGTAAAACTACTGCTACATAGCTTGCGATAAATATCAGTAATAACTTCCACCAAGCAGAAGTAATATGGTATTTATCCAAGCAATGAAGTCTAAACTTTACGAACCAAAGGTTTAATGTAAAGTAAGGAATAAAGAAAAATCTGGTTAATAACTTGAATAACCACTTAGGACAGTTATTAGACAGGTTTTCTACAAATTCAACGTCTTTTGACATAGGTCAACTAAGTCCTTTTAGAATGGTTTAATATCCCTATTGTCAATAGACCTATATAGGAATACTAAAATGAATCAGAAAGAGTTTGATGAAAAGTTCAATAAAATGCTAGCAGAAAAGGATGAAGCCAAGGCTTTTGGTATGTTCCTAGAACTACTCTTTGGAGGAAATGATGCTAAGAAGAACACTTCTGAGCCAAAGAAAGATAACGAACCAAAGAAGAAAACAGAACCAGAAGAAGTAGCACCTGAAGAGATTAATGAACTATATGCTCTTAAGATGGCTCTGGATCTTCCTGAGAATGCTCTTGTTGTTAAGAGAGGCATGACTTTTGCAGAGATGTTTGCATCCATGAATGATGAGGAGAATCCTGCAAATGTCTTTGGAAGAGAGGCTTGGTTCAATCTTGATGATGACGGAGATATCAGGTCTTGGAGTGGAATTGTTGGAGTAGATTATCCTGAACTATCTATTCGAGAAATTGATGAGAATCTGATGCCTTCTGAAAGACATTACATTCCCAGCAATGAAGATCTATTTGCTGATGATTGGTTTGCAATAGTAAGAAAGGGTAGAACCCTTAATTAATAAAAGAAGCCCCTGAAAAGGGGCTTTTCTTTTATCCAAACAGTAGCTTATAGTCATAGTTAGCCATTCTAAGATAACTTGCCATTTCCTCTGCATACATAGAAGAATCAAATAAAGATTGTGCTTGAATATATGCTTTAATCATATCATTTGCTCTGTCATAAGTTTCTACTTCAAAATCATCAAGATTACAAACTTCAGCCATAACTCTTGCTATTGAAATAAAATCTATAAACTCTAGCATAGTTTCTTCAGGTAAGAAGCACATTGTATATGCTCTATAGATGGAACTTTTCTTTGACTTTTTCTTTAATACTTCACGGATATGGTTAATCTTATAATTAAAAGCTTCTTTTGTTCCATCAGACATATGTCTCCAAGAATATACTAAAGCCCATTCAAGTTCATCAAAAAGTTTACAGTGCCAACTTTTAGTTTTTCCATACACCAATATCTGGGCATTCCTAGCATTTTCTAGAGCATCAGCAAACTTCTTATATTGCATAGCATGATTTTCAAGGAAAAATTTACTCATAATTTATCCAAACAAATTTTTATAATGTTTGCTACCTATTGCAATATATTTTTCTATGGTATCAGAACTATGTGATAGTTGTGCTCGAATATAACAACTAAGCATATAATTTGCTGAACTATAGTTATAATATTCTTCCATAGTAAAACCAGTGGTTTTATCTATTATTGTTAGAATAAAGTCTATAAAATCTAATATAGCTTCTTCAGGTAAAAAACACTCTGAATATGCTCTATATGTAGAACTTTTTCTTGATTTTCTTTCAAGTGTTAAACGAATATCTTCAAGTACTTCTATTATATTCCTAGATACGTATGTTCCATATGGATATTCTAAACAATCTAAAACTCGTTCAAGGTCTCTAAAGAATTTGCACTTATAACTTATAGTCTCTCCATATGCTAAGATCTGAGCATTTCTAGCAGTTTCTAATGCATCAACGAATTTTTTATACTGTTGTATTTCTTCTTTGCTTAGAGATTCAATCATTATCTACTCCAGATTGAAAGTATCTATAGGCAGTTTCTAAATATTCTTCCATTCCCTGATCATTGATAGCCATTTGTGCTTTTATAAGTCGAAATAAAACATCACTTATTATTGTGTAATGCTTACGATTTAACTCAGTCTCTATATAATTATTATTTATAATCTGTTCCATTAGATTTTTTAAAAACTTTGTAAAATCATAGACTACAAATTCATCTATAAAACAGCCTAAAAATTCTGTATATTCCCAACTCTTTTTACCTTCCCAAATAGCTGTCTGTACTTTATTTAAAGCATCAAAAGCTTCTTTATATATTCGTAAGTAAGAAGTATTTGCGAATAGAACAAAATGTTTTAAATCAATAAGTGCTATTTTTAAATATTTAAGTATATTGCACCCCGTTCCTGCAACTGTTCCATAGGCTATTAGTTGAGCCTTTCTACCATTCTCTAAGGCTTCAATAAACTTATTTAGTGGTTCTATGTCCTGCTCTTTTAAGCCCTTCAATCTTCTTATATCTATCAAGTTGCTGATCATACAGTTTCAATACTCCATGAACATCTAAATACAATTCTGCAACATCATCAAAAGAATTGAGATTGATTGCATGTACATCACTCTTGGCATAAGTTAATAGAGCATTATGAATAATTTCCCAGCGTTCTCTAGACAATTCAATGCCTAGCATGCCTTTATCAAAAGACATGTCAATATTATTCAGATCAATCATGTTGGTGCCTATATAAAAAAAGACCTGCTTAAAAGCAGGTCTAAAATAAACTTTCAGATGAACCCTCGGGTAAAGGAGATATGCATGAAACGAATTTAAGGAGTTAAACCCCAAGGATTCATCTGAAAGTTAAATCGGATGGTGGTGTTGGTGGATGGGGTCCGATTTAACTTTCTAGGATTGTCATGTCAGTATGACTACAATATTACCACTCTTCGCTTCGATTCCTATTGTACACTAATCTTTCACAGTTAGCATTTCTAAGTATGCTTTAACACATTTCTTGAAAGTTTTCTTAATGCTTTCAATTGTGTTACCTTCATAAATAAGAAGGATTTTACTAGTATTCAATAGTTGTCCACGCAGAATTTCAGCCTCTGGATCAATAAATAAGGAACCTTTGATACCTTTATATTCCATAATTATTCCATTAGAGGCATCAATTAAGACTACTTTATCAGAGTTGTCCATTTACTTTAAACCTGAGAAGAGAGACTGTCTCTTAGGCTGTTCAACTTCACCTGTTTCAGTATTTACTTCAGGAACAGGTTTTTCAAGTTGCTTTGGAGTAAGAGTATGAACCTCTTCTGCCTTGCAGACAGTAACTTCTGCAATGAATCCAGCAGCACCTCTGGTAGCACTCATTTCAATACGGAAGTCACATCCAGGCATAGAGATGTAATTCTTAAGATAGTCCTTGATGGCCTGTTCAATTTCAGGCTGTGTCAGATTGATTTTCATAGGTTAAACCTTCTAATTTAATTCTAAAATGGGATTCTTCTGTAGTAGGAGTACCGAAGGCATAGACTACTTGCGGGATAATCGTATAGTTGTCATCCTTGATAATCTTAGCTTCTACTAAAGCATCGCTAAAAAACTTATCTACTATCGAACAAAAGTTCGATACATCAATCAACCTCTTGCCTTTATGGTAAAAGACATAAGTGATTTTTAAAGTTTTGAATTTAGGGAGTTGATCCAGTTGATCTTTTACCAGATCTGTAAAGTTTCTTTTCATCTGGTTCAAGATGTATGGATTCAAGTTTCGATAAATATTAAGGTTGAGAGAATATTTCTTTCTCCCAACCTTTACAGATGCAGGTACTACCAATTCATATTGGCAGTACTTCATACTACTTAGCGAACAGACTCTTCTTGGGAGCAGGAGCAGATGCCTTAGGAGCATTGCTCTTTACACCTTTCTTTGTCCGGTCAATCACCTTGCCCTGATTCTTGGCAAGCCACTTGTCCCAGAACTCTGCTTCAAGGTCATTCTTGGCCTCATTGACAGTCTTGTGAGTCTCAAGATGGAACACCTTGTTGATCACATTCTGTTCACGAGTTTCATCAGAATCCACATAGGTATTGCCTTCAAGAACCTGCTTGTTGACCTTTTCTTTGAAGATGCCAAGAGCAACCTTGGTTCCAATAAGATCAACAACCATTGGAACTTCAGTAGGCATTTCGGTCTTAGCTTCACGATTATAAAGCTTGATGACCTTGGTCTCAGTTTCAAGTTCAGAGAGTTCACGACCAACTGCACACAGGCAGAGATCATTCATGGTAATGAAACCAGGAAGAGGAGCCTTCTTACCTGCCTTATTCACATAATAGTTCACACCATCCTTAGAGGTGATATAAACAGTCTCACGATACTCACGACCATCAATGTCAGCAATGAGGTTGAGAGACATAGCACCACTCTTGGCAGTCTGTGCATAGAGTGCCTTGATTGTGGCTTCATAGATATTGGTCTCAAGAGGAGAGTAACCACCGAGAGAATCCTTCTGTTCCTCTAGACCATTGGTTGTCATGTTAGCAAAAATGCTCATTTTACTTATTCCTTATAAAATTCATTTAGATGATCCAACAGGATCTGTGCATCATTGTCCATAAAGGTTTCATTTTTGGAGAACAGACCCATCGGAGATCTAATTCTCTCACCAGTTGTTTTACCAGTGATTCTCGTCTGAAACACATACTTAAATCCAAGTTCCTTTTCTTCATCATCAATGTGAAGAAGATCAGACTTGTATCCCTCAAGTTCCTTAATAGGAATCTTCTTAGCTGCTACAACAGTACTGAAGAAAGCTTCAACACCTTGTCCAGCCAGAGAACCTTTAATAGGAACGGAAGTCTTAATCTCCATTGACTTTTCATCAAGAACATCTTTGACATGAGCAATGAAGATTACAGGCTTGTTAAAGGTAGTTACCTTCTCCTGCATGAGGGTTCTGAAGAAGTCTCCATACTCCCCCCATGCTTTCATGGTATTTGAGGCATTCTTGACATACATTACCTCAAACATATCCATTAGGAAGGATAATGAATCAATCACAATGCCTTCACAGTTTGGATCATCCTTGCCATGATCAAAAGCCTCATATACCTGATATGGATCAGATACCTTCAAGAAATTAAACTTATTCTTGAAGGGGAGCTTCTTGCCTGCTTCACAGGAACAATAGTACCATTTCTCCTGGTTCCTGATGTTCCTTAAAGAAGCAGACTTACCATTGGCAGAGTAACCACAAATTAGTACCAGTTGATCATTTGAATCAGGCACTATTACACCTCTTAGCTACAGTTACCATAATCGTATTACTAATCTCTTCATCAGAGATGCCATTGACAATTGACTTATTGAGATGCCTTACCTTGGCTTCTACTTCATGCAATGGACAGCCATTATCTACTAGAGTCAATGCATATCTAATAAGAAGATTATTACGATTTCCATTTGTCATTAAATTGGCAAACCATCTTTCCAGAGCATCCAGATTCTCAATCTTCTGAATGTCTTTCTTATATTGTTCATTCCTACTAGTCTTTGGAATGAACATCAGAGCATCCAACAGTTTTCCATCATTCTGATAGAAGATACCATTAGGATTAGAGAGCCACTTCTTGCTTGCTTGGTTCGCAGATTCATCAGATTCAAAGGGCAACCACCTCAGGAAGTTGTTCATAAATTCCTTATATTCTTCTGAACTAAGATCCAGCTCATAGTTAATCGGAATAAGAATTCGGAATCTATCTTCACCTTCCGTTTGATGTCTCTTGGTTGTGTATGTAATGAACTTGTACTCCTTGAGGAGTTCATGAACACTACTGAGTTTAATGCCATGATCCACATCAACAACAATCATGTTGAACTTAGTCATTACAGACTCTTCACACCTATGTCCATCAATAAAGAAGTGGTTGCACCAATGAATTCCTGGTGATTGAACCAGAACATTCATCTGGTTCCAAGGTGCTCTTTCATTTTGATATCCCCATGCAAAAGCATCCACAGGGTTCTGGAATTGAGATTCATCTGAATAAGAGACAATAATTTCATTTAGATTTGTTTCCTTAAGAGTTTCACCCTTAAAGAATTCAATACCATCCACGAATGATTTCTTGATAATGATATGGTGCTTATAGCCCCATGCCATTGCAAGACTCATCATTTCATTTCTGGCTCCAACTCCAGACTTATAGAATGGAAGTGCTTCTGTCAAATCAGCATGAGTGACTTCTGTATCTGTTTGGGCAATGTATTTGGCTAGTTTCATGTAAGCCTTTTCTCTAGTCAAAATGGCAGAGAAAGCATTACCTGATTCTTCAACCAACTTAATTGCCTGAAGCAAATGCGTCATTGTCACTTCAAGACTTTCATCAACAAAAGCCAATGCACCTGCCAATTTTAAAGCCTTGAAGTATCTATGGGAGAGTTCTGCCTTTCTGATTTCTTCATGTTCAGGAAGTTCATCAGCAAGTTTTTCACACTCACATTTATACTCAATTAACTTTATGGAAGTAGCATCTGCTATCTGCATTCCCCAATCATACTTGTCAGGGTTAGCCAATCTAGTGAAGGTGGTTCTCCACTTCTTGACTGTAGCTGCATTCTGAGGACTTGTCAGTTTTGCAAAGATCTCAGCCGGTGTTAGATTATGAGAAGATTTCTTTGATGGTTTGCCAATTCCAAAGATGCATCTTCTTGCATAGCCAATCTCTAAAAAAGAATAGAACTGATCTTCTGTCTGAGATCCATCCAGAAGCTTTACAGGAGTTCCAAAGAGAAGCATGTTCGTAGGTGTTTTGCCATCACGATCTTCTCCTCTTGTGTTATCTACTGTGTTCTTTACCAGCTTTTGCTTGATTTGTCCCTGATCGTACAATTCAAGGAATGTATTCAAGACTTCCGTAGCACCAATCAGATTAGAACCGATTTCATCAATCTGAAGATTGATAGCCCCACAATCAGCCAAAATGAGCTTCTCACGCAGTTGTTTTACTGCGGGGGCAGTACCACTATCAAAGGTGAAAGGATACGCTCCTAGGCGCTTATATTCGCCTTCTAGAGCTTCTAATTCCTTCTCTTCTTCAGTGTTGTTTCTGATTGCTCTATCCTGAGCCAGCCTGACCAGATGTTTATTGGAAATCTCGGGCATCGTTTCTTCAAAGAACCTTGTCTTGAAGCCTGCGATAAAGTCATTCTCCATAATGGAGATGCTGTGGCCTTTGCCATAGCCACTTGATCCAAGGGCTAAAGCATAGAGGTTAACAGGTACATCACCTCTATCCTTAGTCTGGATCTTTGCTCTCATACAGGCAGCCATCTTCGCAAGGAAGTAGGCTACTTCTACTTTGAAAAATCCCTTATCCGTATTCTGAGTCTTGTTGCATAGTACCTCAACAATCTCATCAATTACAGGGGGATTAGGAACATTGCTCAGATCCACTGTGTAACCTCTTATACTGTTCACAAATAGGTACAGCATTACAGTAGTTGCAGCGTCTGGCTTCACCTGGAACAATGCGGATTACACCTTTACCCATGTCAGCCATCCATTTCTTTGCTTCAGCCAGAGAATCAAAGTTCTTGGTTGCTCTAGAAGCAGATGGATTGACAAAGTACTTGTACTTGGTGGGAGTTCTCCAGAGTTCTTCATCAGTACATTCTGGAATCTCATCATCAGGACTATTCCAATACCGCTTGATTTGAGCCAGTCTCTCTCTCAGGAACCTTTCCGTTTCAGGAATGCTCATGAGAGGATAATCTCTGTATGCTACCTTGTGCTGTGGATATTCAGGATCTTTAATTGCACTTAACTTAGACCAATCCGTAAAAATAAAGTTAATACGGATATAGTCTGAGGTAATCTTATCCTGGTTCAACCAACGATAAAGACTACCTTGCTTGATGTAGTCATCGTCACTGGAATGGTTGGTCCACTTGAATGTGGAAGTGGACTTGTTGTCGTATACCACACCATCCAGAACCATGTCATACTTTCCTCCGATCTTGAATCCTTCAAATTCCTTGATCTTCCTCTGCTCAATGTAAACAGGAATGTCACCTTCACTAATCGTTTCAGGATTGACCTTGAAACGCTTGATGATTCCATCCTGATAACCAAGCAACTTTAGATTGGTGACTAGATTTCTTGTCCATGCTCTTTCAATTCCAGCATGGATGCTCTTGCCCATAGCAATGGCTACAAGACCTTCCACATCTGTCTTAATTGAGTCAGGATCAATTCTTTTAGATAGCACCACCTGTCGAATAGGCTTAAGTAAAGAAGTAACAGAGAAATAATCAGGATCATTAACAAAATCATAATCATCATCTACTGCCCATACTGCCAGAGGAAGTGGTACTGAAGACTCATTCGTGAACTTCATCATTCTTTCCTGAAAATTCTTCCTTGGTCATGTGTCCAAGATAACTTAGAGCAAGAAGTTCATAACTCTTGAATTCATAATTACTCTTGTCACAACATTCCTTAGCAGCATCAGAAAGTTTTTGAACCAGAGATTCAAGATCTTTCTGAGTGAAATGGTTCTTAGACCAAGGTACTATAGTAGAGATTGGAAATCTAATAGATTCTTTTTCATTCTTATGTCTACTAGAAAGTTCAGCAGTAAGCAAATAGAAATAATATTTCTTCTCAGTCATTGTGATTTCACATAGTTTTGAACCAAAGAGATCAATTCTTCTTTAGTCAATTTATTGGGTAAAGTTAACTCATGAGACCAATCAGGCCAGAATATAGAAAATTCACCACCAAGTTTAACACGTTCATGATAGATATCCGGATGATTCTGCCATTGAACTGCTTTTACAAGATGTTCATTAGCCCATAGGATTACATCTGGATCATCCTTGATCAAGAAGTACTGTGCATCATGAATTTGAACACAGGGCTTTATTGAATACTTATAAGGGGATTCCCTAACCAAAGAGTTGAACTCTATTCCTGCTCTAGTATTCAATAAGCCCCAAGACTGTCCTAAAGCATTTCCTGCTGTTCTCTTTTCTGCTTCTGCTTCTTTGGGTGTTACCTTGGTATTAAGAATACATTGCTTAATGACTGGAGTTCTTACTCTTAGTCCAAAAGCAACTGTTACATATCCATCCTTGGAAGCTTGGATCAGTTTGTTCTTAACCCACTGATCTGAAACCGAATAGAGTTCATGGTACTTTGCTTCAACTGTTTTTGCAGTTGTTTCATCAAAACCACAATTAGTCATCAAAGTCCTGTATGTTCCTCCATAAGTTAAGGCGAACGTTGGGGCTTTAGATTTCTGTCTTAAGGCTTTGTATCTACTTTTGATGCTGTTGATGATTTCTACTTCGGCTAGTTTTGGGTCTATCTCTTGTATTTTCAATGTAAACCTTCGATAAACCTGTTTTTAGATAACCGCTCTTACCTCTAACATGCCCACTTGTAGGTGTCTTCCACCAGAAGGAATCAGTCCTTTCCCATCTGCATTTAACAACAACATCAACCAGTTTCTTAAAGAGTTCATCTTCTTCAATATGAGGAAACTCTTTTCTGATCTTTGTTATTGTTGAACTGGAGAAAGGAAAGGATCTTTTAGAGGTTTTGTCTTCAAAAGTTAGTACTTTCAAGATTAAACTTCAATAATAATATTGGAAAGCATTTCCTGAAGTTCTTCTCTCTTGGCTCCAAGTTCCAGTTGGAGAATGATTTCAGTAATCTTCTGTTCACGCAGATTAATAAACTTCTGCTTCTTCTCTGTATATGGATTCGTATATTTAAAACGAATCTTATCTTCAAAGAAGTCAGTAAAGCCTCCAATAAAATCTTCTAAGGCTTCACCTTGTCGACTCCAGAGAGATAGATGAAAAGTAGTATCCTTAGGAGTGACTTTTTGAAGCTTAGGATATAAGGCCGTAACAAACTTGATAATTTCCTTATTTCCTAATGCCTTAAACTTATTCTTTTGAACTTCAAGATCATCATCCCACTTCTTGATCTGAGTCTCAATTTCTTCCAACTGAGACTTGGTCTTCAGCCTGACTTGATCTTCAATATATTCTCTAATTGCTTTTGTTACTCTCATTTAACAACTCCTTTAATTCAGGATTATTTTCATTCAAATACTTGATAGAACCATCATCTAGTTCCACTTTGTACACCTTTCCAGGTTTCTTTACTTCTTCAATCTCAGCAGTAATGTCAGGCATCTGATCTCCAAAATAGGAGAATGCTCTTAAACAATGCCCGTCAAAAGACTGTTCATAGACTTTGAGTTTATTGGGGTCTTTGGTGGTTAGTGCTGAAATATGATCTTCCAAAGCAGCAAAGTCTAGACCACAGAATAACCATCCTTCAGGTGCCTTGAAACAGGACTTGATAACCTTAGCATACTTTGAGCCTGTAGAGGGCAATTGCTGTAAATTCGGCTTAGAACTGCTTAGACGACCACTAACAGTACCACCAAGGTTGAACCCTCCCAAGAGGTAATGATGGCCACTACGGGCCTTTATAGCTCGTTTAAATGCAGGTATGAAGGCAGTCAAGATCTTATCAACAGCAGAATAATCTAAAAGCCCTTGTAGTACAGATAGCACATCTGGATCAGTCGTATGATTACGTAGAGCAGTAATAGTATCTCCATCCGTGCTAGGTTGACAGGTTGCTGTTTTAGCGAGTATAGGTAACTCCAAAAAATCATATAAAAGACCTTTCAGATGTAGAGGACTTCTAGGATTGAATTCTTCATGAGCATCCTCTATAGTAACTCTTTTGGTCTTTAATTTGTTATTCTTTTGGGTAACCCATCTTTCATTCAGGATGTTGACATACTGTTGTACATACTTATTGTTCTTGATTGTCTCAAGTGCTGCATTCTGATCATTTAGAAGTATCTGTTCTACTTCAAGAACTCTGTTCATATCCATAGGAATGCCTGTCAGTTGCATCTGAACAATGTCAACTACAGCAGGCTTGAAGAGTTCTTCATAAATCTCTAATTGATCATCATTAACCATCTTGGGATAGTACTTGTTATAGACATACCAAGTAGCCAATCCGTCAGTAAGGTTATATTGAAGCAATTGATCTAGAGGAATCTTAGTTACATCATCAATATCTTCCTGAGCATAGTTTCCAGCAAACTCTCTAGAGAGTGCTTTCAAACCTAGTTCATTACCAGAACAAGAATTAGTAGCAAGATAAGCAATAAGCTTAGTGTCTTCAAAGTTCCAAAGAAGAGTCCGAAGACCCAAGAGAAGATGTTGAACATCCTCAATATCCTCCATAAAGAGATTATAAATAAGGATAGTTGCATCAAAAGAGATGTTATGGAATATCAGAGTTCCTCGATAAGACATAAAAAAGTCTTTAAGAAACTTTCTAACCATATAGTTAGGTTTGTCTTTTCCATCATCAATCTTGAAGGCTATGCCTTTATGCTCATTCCAACAGAAGGTAATAGAGGCTAATCCTGCATCCTGTACATGCAAGGAATAAGTTTCAATATCACAAGTCAACTTAGGAGCCAATTTAATGGCTTCTAGAGCTTCTTGGATATCTTCTACAGTATCTGGATAACAGGAATATTCAATAATATCCTTACCTGGATCTTGATATTTACCTTCCAGATCCTTGTTAAGAGCATTAATTGCAATATCAATATTTGCTCTTGTCTTTACTGGATCATAGAAGATAGCCTTATAGTTAGGCAGATAGGCAACTTTTTGAGAACCAACAGGAATAAGATAACCTAGAGACTGTACTGCATTCTTTGAACCAGAATATACTTTAAAATATTCTGGATCAGCAATGAGTACATAATCATACTTACTGATCTCTTCAGAGATAGAAGACAGATACTCTTTAATGTCTGAGGTCTTGGTTTTCTTCCTTGTCTTATCTACGTAAAGAGTGCCTACCTGAATATTGCTTGGATCTAAATGGATTTTGTCAATGTATTCCTTCTTGATCTTGTCTGCTCTATTCTCAGTTGTCAAAATTAGAATCGAAGACTTGTCCATACTTGGTTTCCATAAACACACTTAGACTGCAATAATAGTCCAGTCTATCTTCTATCATCTTCTTGATGTTCGGAGAAAACTTATCAGAATAATTACCTTGAGCAGTTCTAGGAATATCTTCTAGATTAAAGAATCTGGTAAGAATGTCAGGAATGGCATTTCTTAGTTTTTGTCTATCCTTACCATAGGCTAATTCTAAAGTAATGATATACTGATTAATCAAACGGACATCTGTACGCAGGACATTAAGATTGTCTCTGAGTTGTACAAACAGATCATATGTAGGAGACTCTTCTGTGATTATTACAGGATGTGATAAATCATAAAAATTTACATATGCTTCTGGGTCAATGAAGACCTGTCCTCTGAATCTTGCACAATAAGGTACTGGATCTTTTGAAATCTGTTCCAATGTATGAACCAAGGTATCATAATAAATAAAAGCAGCACCTTTAAAGATTTGCTTAGTTACTTTGTGGGTTTTGATTCCTACATCTACATCAAATTGACAAAGCATTCGCATCTTTGATACTCCCAAATCGTTTCGGAAGTGAGCCATAAAGATAAACTTTATCAACTGCTCTTGACACAGCCACATAGAGAAGTCTGATGGCAGTTTCCAAATCTTTACAGACCTTGAAAGAATTCAGGTCAATAAATACTGTGTCATAAGAACTTCCTTGAGATTTATGAATGGTACTTGCCCAAGGCTGTCTAAGATCAACAAAACCTTTCTTCAAGGTATCATAGACATCTGTATTATCCCAATACTTTCTAAGAGCAAGTTTCAGTTCATTTGCATTCTTAACTACAGGAAGAGTGTGAATTCTTCCATAGACTTCACAATTCCATACTTCATAATCAATACCTCTAAAGTTTCTATCCTCTATAAACTTAATTAGCTTAATAGGAGTTTCAGGATAGAATTTTCTATTCTGACTAATTTCTGTAAATGCATTATTAATATAAGTATTCTTTGGAACTCTATCCCGAAATTCTTTCCTGACTGTAGATTGAATATACTTTAGATAATTCAATACACATTCATTGGTAAAGCAAAGAACCTTACCATTTGTATCTGAAGTCTTGAAAGTATCATCTAGATTTTTGATCATTTGATCATCATTCAAAATATGAATGCAATCAGAATCTAGAGTAACATCAATCTTATTCTTTGATCCAGAAATCAAGAGATTTCTTAGATAATTGCTCATATCCATAATATCCTGATTACCAGTTCTCTTGACTTCAGTAAGAATACTTGCTTTAGAAGTATATTTGAGCCAGTTGATACCCTTTTCAGGAATCAATTGATAAGGATCTCCAATATAGACAACCTTCTTTGCACAAGCATTGATAAAAGGAAGTAGATCTTCAGGTAGAAAAGAACATTCATCAATAAAGAGAATGTCAGTGCTTGGCATTGGTCCATAAGGAATGTACTCAACCTTTCTTCCAGAAGTCTTTACTCTAACCTGAATAGCTTCAAAGGTTGTAATAACCTCTTTATTAGTCTTGTCATGTAAAGCTTCTACAGCCTTATGAGTAGGTGCAGACACAACGACATGATCCAATGGATCATTCAGACTATAAAGTTGATTAGTTTGTCTATATTGTTCGAGTACAGAATCCAGGAAATACTTGATTAAAAAACTTTTACCTGTTCCTGCACTCCCGAAGAGGTAAAAATTCTTATCTTCCGAGAGTAGGAAGGAGAAAAAGGCATCAACTGCCTTCTGTTGTTCATTTGTTAGATTCATTTTATACTTTAAATACTTGTCTAAGGACTTTATCGTATTCCTGTAACTTTGTTTTAGATTCCTCTAGCAATATTTCTGATTGAGAAATAAGAGCCTTGAAGAGTACATTGTTATGAGTAGAGTAAACTCTTTCAATGAGAGGTTTTTCAATTGCAATACTGTCATCAGGCAGTTTTTCAGAAAGAACTTTTCCAGTTTCATTAATCTCATCTACAATATTTAAAAGATTATCGACCTCATTAAGAAACTCACTAAAGTAGGAATCATAGAATTCTAGAAATGGATCTTTTATTTCATACAAAGTACAAAATTCTTTGACCTTCTTATATTGTTCTCTTAATTCCTTTGGATCTATCGTATCTGCAATCATTTCTCATCCTCATAGGGAAATAGACATTCTAGAGTTTTTGATAGACGCTTAAGTTCACGTTCATAATCTTCTGTTACATCATTCTGCTTAATGGCTCTAAAGATGTCATCAATAGAATTATCACTACGAACATCTTCATAGTCATAATCAAGAACAGAATCAAGTTCTTGAACTCTTTCCTTTAGATAGTCATAATCACTTTGAAGACTTTCTAGAACTGCAAGGGTTCTTTCAAGAAAATACTGATATATTTCAAAGATTTGAGTTGGAGGAGTAAGTTCATATAAAGTACAGAATTCTAGTATCTTCCGTTTTTCCTTTTGAACAATGTTTTGAAGATTCTTAAAAGTTTCTTCATCACAATTAAAACAGGCTTCATATAAAGTATTGCTAAATCCAGATGTACCCTTGGTACGATCCAAACATGTCTGAATTATTTCTTCTGAATAATATGGTTTACTCATGTTATATACGACTGTTCCTAGTGGATAAGATGGATTACTCATTATTTTCTCCTTTATTAGTCATAGCTAAATGTACTGTTGAGTAGAAACCATCATGCCAATAAAATGCTGAATATTTATTTAAAGCATCTTGATATCGCTTTGATATATCATTTCTTATTCTTATTTCATCTGGACATACTTGCTCTAGAATTCGTTCACAATTTTTTAAATATCTAGTATGTGAAGAGATACAGTCATGTAAATATGTTAGTATCCATTCAAATTCTTCCATTACAGGAATCAGAGGATTTTCCAAGTTATATAACTCACAGAACTGAGTTATCTTTTGGATCTGTAAGAAACTTATGTCGTGCTTCAGCATAGGCTGTCTTAAATTCAGTTAGTTTTCTTTCAGTAGGTATACTGATAGTATCCAATATGAATCTTGGACAGCAATTTTTAACATACCAGATACTGCCTGCAAAAAATTCCAATTGTTGTCCAAAACTTTCAATAAGATCTAAAAAACCCTTCTCAAATTCTTGGGAAGGGTCTTCTAATTGATAGGTTTTACAGAACTCTTTTAAGTTATCTAGAGGAGTCTGAACTGATTTTTCGTTCTGAGAGAGCATCTAATAAAACTACCCTTAAATATTTAAGAGGGTCCATAGAACACTGTATTCTTCGCTGGGCAAAATGAATTTCATTAATCATATCTATATAAAGTGGATTGTTTAGCCAAGCATCATTTACTTTCTGTTCTATACCAAAAGTTACATTTAGAGTACTATTACATTCAGATAGACTATCCTCAACAATTTTTAAAATTTGCTTAAGAGGATTATCAAGATCAGCTATAGTACAGATATTACAGATATCCCGTAGGCTTTCATCCAAAGGTATCATAGAATTTCTTCTTTATTGAACCAAGAGTAGGTCTAAGGAAATCTAAAGCAATTTCTTGATGAAGATTCTTTATTTTTGAATCAACAACTCGATCTCCTGTACCTATATCTAGAACAGTAGATATGCCATCTCCATTACTTCTTAATGCTTGAACTTCATCATATAGATCAACCATTAAAACAAAAGGGGATTCAATTCCTCTGATATGACAAACCATATTTACAAAGTTAATGTCCTCTGGGTCATACTTTTGAAATCTGGTGACAAGACTATTTTCGCTCATTCTTAATAAACTCCTGAAGAGAATTTACTTGGATAATGAGTTGGTCAACTCGCTTAGAACACTTTGAAGAGAATTCAACAAGATCTCCAAGTCTTTCTGCCACTTCGGTTCTTCTGGTTGAATCATCAGACTTGCTGGAGGTTGTTGAAGTTGAGGACACTCTTTGGGAATACTCACTGAGTTGCTTGCGCAACCCATTAACAAGTTCGTTGTGATCCCTATTAACAGCAGTAAGTTTATCTTTGTAAGCGTTCTCAATTTCATTTGCAACCTGCATCCATTCCTTCTCTTTGGATCTAGCCTGATCAATGGATGCCACATAGTCTTTAGTAATCCTATCCATTTTCAGGTTATAGTAATAGGATGCTATTCCTAGACCTATTGCTATGCCTATAGAACCAGAGATAAGGTATTTACTTATTGGTTGAACCAAAGCCACCAGACCTTGACTTAATAAGGGGACTATCATCTTCTGTCTTTAGGTACGTTTGGAAAATACCTTGTCCAATCCTGTCACCTGGATGAAGTACTGTATCCCAAGGCATAAGATTATAAAAGGAGAAACCAATATCGCCATCGTTATCAGGATTATTGTAGAAATCCCTATCCACAATGCCGACACCATTAGCACATACAAGACCCAGCCTACTAGGACTGCTCGATCTATTAGCGAGTAAAAGAAACTCGTTAGGACGCATTTTAGCTTTGACATGAGTAAACACCACTGTAGGTTGTACAGGTTTCCTTAGAAATAGAGCTTTGATAGCCTGTTTCCAAATAGAAGGAATTCTAACAGTTTCTGCACAATAAAAGTCATATCCTGCTGAATGAGGAGTTTGTCTCCTAGGAAGAACAATATTGGTTTCACCATGATCTGAAATATACTTCTTGCAGACTTCAAACTTCCTACCGAAGTTATTACGCATCTTCACTCGCTTTTCAACAAATTCTTCCATTATTCTTTTTCCTCAAGTTCTTCAATTCGGAATTGAATATATCTACGCATATTACCAATTATTGCATCTGGCTCAAAATAATCATATCTATATTCTCCTACTTTAAATACTTGCTTTTGATGTTTAAAGTATAAACTTAGTAGAAGAAGGGTCTTTGGCTTTAATTCATCGACTTCACCTCTCCTAGTAGCTCTTTGAAAATACCACTCTGACTTCTTCAAATCCTGAAGTTCATTTCCTTTATCCTTGGCTCGAATAAGATACTTGAAGGCATTGCCAAGATTGAAGGTAAGATACTCTAGAACATCAATAGGTTCAAGAGTAGCAATATGCTTCTTATAGTGTGGTGGTCTATTCACCATATCTGTATTCTTTTCCATATATTTCCTTAACTGTTTACGGATGTAATAGGAGCAATCTTATAGTAATCCAAAGACTTTTTAATCTTATAAAGGTGTTCATAAATATCCTGAAGAGGATCTCTTTCCTTATGGATCAAATCTTCAGGTTTCTTAAGATCCTTTACAAGATTTCTTAGATCTGTTAATTGCTCCTCAATAAAGATACCAACTTCCTTCTTAGTGCTTCTCATTGGACATTTCCTTAATATATTTGTTTAGGAAGAGATTGATTGTCTCTGGAAGTTTCTGGGTCATCTGTGCATTAATTACCTTAGGAATAATGTAAATAGCAACAATCTCTTTGTAAGAAGGAACCAGAATTGAAGAGAGAAGAGAGAGAATTAAAAATCCTACTGTAAGAGGATGCATTAAAATCTTTTTAAAGAATTGCATTTTGCTTTTAAATCTGGATGATTCATATTCATCACACATGACATATCCAGTAATTCCAAATGCAGCACATACAGTTACTACACAGAGGAATAAACAAAGCAGAATACCTAGAATAGAATCTAGGTTATGAACAATAATAATTAGGTATAAAGTCCATTCAGACATTATTAATCTCCCCCTCTAAAAATACAGGAGATATAGTCATTGTTATCGAAACTCTGTTGTTTACAAATATCCTGTAAAAACATTTTTTGTTCATATCTACCAGTTTCATTTGCTGGATATTTGATCCTAATTTCTCCAGCATCTTCATACCAGAGTAATGTAACATGATTAACTGTATTCACAGTCAATCGCATGGTTCTATTAGGACCAATAAAATGTGCTTCAAATTCTCCTGGAACACACTTCTCAATACTAAACTTGAGGGGTTCTAGTACTTCACATATCTTCTTTTCAAGGAGGTATCTAAAATCATCTTCCTTCATTATCTACTCCTCATTAATTCTTCACATAAATCTATACCATCTTTAGCAATCTTTTCAATTGTTCTAGCAGTTTCTGCTGCTTCACTTGTTCTAGATGTATAGATTGCACTTTCTATGTAATCCATATGGGCTTCAAGAAAGATAAAGAAGTCAAGTAATTCTTTTACATCAAACTGATAAAGTTTGAATGGTTCAAGAATCTTTTGTAGATTTTGGTTGTGCTTTGTCATTTGCAACATCCAATACTTTATCTATTTTGTTGCAGATGGTAAGAGACTTATCAACAGTTTCTTTTTCTGTCTCTAAGCATCCTGAGCGCAGATATAAACCATAAAGTATCTTTATGTAATCTGCATTAGTTCTTAGGACTTCTTGAATAAGTTCAAGCTCCGTCCTGCTTAACCGGAGTAGATACTTCTTGCTCATACTTATATGTCAATTCCCTATCAATATGATAAGTGGCTTGAAAGATAGCAGCAGATAAAGCATTTGCTTCTTCAGGAAGAAGATCCAAGGAGATATGATGTCCATTAATTTCCTGTTCAATACGAACTTCTCCTCTACGTTCTCTTGCATCTTCATCAGAAACATAAGAACTGATTTCTACAGTTCCAGAATGTCTGTCAAGAACCAGTTCATTAAAAATTCTCTTCATGTTTAATCCTTATGTAAATTAATTCCTAAAATTGTTGCTCTTGCTTCTAGAGCACCTAAGTATTGAAGCATACTCTGATACTGCCACTCATAGAGACTCTTGGGACATTTAGTAATACCAGGAGGTATTCCTTTACTATCCCATTTGGTAAGCACATCATTAAGTTTTAGAGTACGTTTCTTTAATTGTCTATACTCAAGTTCAAAACGTGTCTTCCAATCATTTGACTGAGCTTCAAGTTTAGTGCTAAGAGCAATACCTGCTATCTTATCTTGATTAGTTTCTGCCCAATCAATACCTTTATCTAAAAGATAGACTAGAAGATCAAATTCTTCTTGTGTAAGTTCAATAGTCTTAGTCATAGAAATCCTTATAGAACTACTACTGCACCAACAGTTAAACAAATATAAAATACCATTGTTTCAGTCATAGATACCTCTATTTAGATAGCTCACCTAGATACCACTTGGATCTGGTATCTCTGATGTAGTTTAAATGAACTTGAAGATCTTTAATTAATTTCTCTAAAGCATCTTCATCTACATCTAAATTAATTTCTATTCCAATATTTTTTAGAATAATTCTAGTTTTACCAAAGTAACTAGTTGTCCATGCATGAGCATATGCAGATATTTTCCAATCTGAATCAACTTGAATGGAATTAAATACAGCATCATTTAATTTATCCAAATTATCTTCAACAGCTTTAAAAGCAGTTGTTATGGGCATACCAGTTGTAATAGCTGGCCTTACATAACTAACATTTGGACTTGCATAACTAGTATTTGGATAATTTGTAGAAGGCATAGGAATTGAAAAATGGTACCTGAGGTGGGATTTGCACCCACACGCCTTTCGGCGGCAGATTTTAAGTCTGCTTCGGCTACTAGTTACGACACTCAGGCAGTTGAAAATCGGATTGAACCAAGAGAAGCATAGGAGGCAATAAAAGTCATGAGTGAAAGATAACTTCCCTTGGTTCAAATTCTGGTCTCTCCAGTAGGACTCGAACCTACAGTCTACAGATTAGAAGTCTGTGGCATTTTCCAGTTATGCTATGGAGAGTTAATAATTAGGGTTTAGGGTTTCATACTAATGTCGATATGAGTATTCTACAAACTTTGCCTCTCATTAGTGTGATTCCCAAGGTTTAAGAGCAGGAATATCTACGGATATCCTTTCATCATACGGGAGGAGGTAAGTCGAGGCGTACTTCTTTTGCCCGCTAGAGACTTCTTGACAGAGATCTCTTGTTACACGCTTAAACCTTTGAAGCAACATGAGTTGCTCACGTATCTTGTCCTATTTAAAATGGTGCCTTTTAAATTGCCTATGTTCTACGGGATTGAATTAAGAAATCAAAGCACCATTTTAAATGGCTCCACCGGCTGGGATCGAACCAGCGACCCAGTGATTAACAGTCACTTGCTACTACCTTCTGAGCTACAGTGGAATAAAGAGAAAAGAGGTTGCACAAAATTCTTCGATACCATTGAATAGTTTCTGTAACAAATAGCCAACTACTCTAGGGGTTAATCAAAAAAATTTTCCTCTTTTCTCGGTTAATTGGTTGCGGAACAAGGAATTGCACCTAGTCTTCAAGGTTATGAGCCTTGTGTGCATCTATTACACCATTCCGCGATTAGTGACATCATTATAAGCCGGATTCAGAGAGTTTTACAAGTGACTTATACAACAGATTTGCATGCAATCTATTGCTTTCGCTCTTTAAACAAGACATAGATTAGTTGTTGAGTACTCAACTAACCCTCCATGTTAACTCTAAATCAAGTACGCTATACCTGATTCTTCTTCGTGCTTATAATGATGAATTCTGTGGTGGGTCCACTGAGACTCGAACTCAGATAGACGGATTAAAAGTCCGCTATACTAACCTTTGTATTATAGACCCAGATAGTTAATTATTATGTGCTTTTACGCCAAAGAACTGTCTTGGCTCAAAGTCTTTACTTTCCAAACAATTGATAAAGGTATTTTTGAGTATACAGGTATTTTCTCAAGGTCTTTATATCCTTTTTAAACATGGATTTACCACGTTTCCAAGTAAGAGGATAAAACCAGCATTTACCATCTTTATCAAAGCACCAAACATTGGATACATTTCTAAAATGGATTGGGAAATCCCAATCATCATTAAAGACCAACTTATTTTTGATGTATTGTTTGGATTTGGATCTAAAGCATGAATGCCAGATCTTCTTATCATTCTTTTCTGAATCACTAACTGTTATAGGATGAACTGGATGTTTTTTATATGATCTGGACATAATGCTCCTTGAATTAAGTGGAAGAATCGGGAGGAATTGAACCTCCTCATCCCTGATCCAGGAAGACTACCAAAGCGATTCTTATTTTTCACTTGACTAATTTCCTAGGATTTCTAGTCAAGCGCCAGTACTCTGTTTAAGGATTTCTTCTTTGATCATTTTAGCAGCTTTTGTAGAAAGAAGTTTACAGACTGTTGACTGTTCCTTTTTTTCCAAGGCAATGAATTCAGGACAATCCTTACTCATTTCATCATGAATATCAGTAATAACTTCCTTCAGGATTGAACCAATGTCCTTAAAGGTACATTCACCAATATGAGACATTGCATTGATAATTCTGTTAGAAGTCAAATATGTATCAGCAATCTGACATACAGCACTAAAATTTTCAGATAGTACTTTAATGTCTCGCTGCTTTTGACTATGAGCTTTTTCGCTGAAAATTTCATTCTTATTCTTAAAGACTACTCGTTCATCATTGAAAGGTGTGTCTTCACCCCAAAGTTTGATTACAACACCCTCCATGATATTGTTATCAATAGGAGGAAGTCCATAGTCCTTATGGACAATTGATAAACCATTATTTGGATGCTTCAGAGCATCTTCAAGAGTACTGTAAACACCAAGAAGAGGTACTACAGGAAAGTTGGTTTCTTTATAAGCAGCAAATAAAATCTTCTGAGGAATGAAGTGAAACTCTCCATCTTTTTCAATGCCAATATCAAAGCACTTCCAATGATTTTTAGGAGAATAATAAACACCTCTCTGAACTCTCTTGGCTCCAACTGCCTTGGGTACTTCTGGATGGTCATAACAACCACCAAAGATTTCTCCAAAATAATAATACTTATCACTAGGATAACCAGATTTACTAAGATAATCTTCAACAGCCCAAGCAGGATTCATAATCTCTGCTTTTAAAACTTCTACAGCATTGTAGAAACTTTCATTAGTAATCTGGTTATTCCTAGAGAAGATTCCCCAAGCATCAGCATACTTCTTGGTATGTACAAACTGACAATTTGCACCATGAATCTTCTCAGTTACACAATAAGTCTTATTGTTTAGTTGAACTAGTTGTGTACTTGAAATAGTAGAAATATTTTCAATGTGAGGATATTTAATCATTTGTATACACCACATTAGGAATTCTTACAGCATGGATCAAAGAACTGCAAATAGCGCAAGGACATGCATTTACAGGATCACCTTTGGCATTGTACCTAGTAATGTAGATTGTATGTGCTTTCTTGATCCTTTTACCTGCTTTAATGATTGCTGCTACTTCAGCATGTAAGAATACTTTCTTATCCTTGCCTACTTTATGGGCTAATTGAGCCTGTAGGGGATGAGTCTTAACATAGGAATTGTGTCCTACACTAATAACCTTTCCATGCTTATCAAGGATAGTAGCAGTAATGTTAAAACGCTTCTTCATAAAATTTGGTAGGCCGTGTAGGACTTGCACCTACTGTCTGCGCTTTATGAGAACGCTGCCTCTACTACTATGGCTCACGGCCCATTAATGTTTTAGATACTTGTTTATATCCACATTGTCTAGAACAACATTTAGTTCCTGAAAGTATTTTCTTCTTTGCCACAATGCCAGAAGCTTTTTTTCTAGGAACTGTAAATGTTTTATGACAAATAGGACATATACAAATATAATCTGGTTTTTTAGAAGATTTTCTAATGTTATCTCCTTTAGATAAAATCTGTAGATTTTTCAAATCATTATTATTTTTATTACCATCTATATGATCTACAGTTTCATCATCTGTTAAATATCTTTGCAAAGAGACAGCCATTAGATATCTTGCATATTGGGTAGAAGATCTATCTGAAGATGAGTTGAACAAAATTACTGTATCTCGGTTTTCAGAATTTTTTACTAAGTATCCTTTACGCCAATCTTTGTTGTATGGATATTCTAATTGTATTTCCATAGTTAAAGCACCCTTTTAAATAAATTAAATTATAATTAAATCAGTTTATTTAATCAAGTGCTCTAACCAATTGAGCTATAGGCCCATTAAATATGGTCAATAACTCCTAACCAATTTCTGATGTATTCCCAATAGTTCTTATTGTCAGGAGCAATGAGAGTAAGAGATTCTACTCCTCTTGTAGTCTTTTTGACTTCAAGATAAGGAGGAATCAAATGTTTCTTTACTGCTGCTACACAGCGTTTAACCAGTAAAGCCTCCCAATTAAGGGCTTCTTCACTAAATTCTCCTTCTGGTTCAGATGCTACAGCATCCAACCAATGTTCATATGCATATTTGAAATCATTGTAAAAAAGTCTGGTAGGATCTTGTAGCATAAATAAGAAAATCCCCTGTTTATTAGACAGGGGATTTAATCAATTAACCAGCAAGCATTGTTCTATACTGGTTCCAACCTCGGAAATTCCTTTCCAATACCTTCGTGAACATTGGAGTGGCAATATGCTCAAATGGGCTTAAATGCCCATTCTTAAGCAATCTGTCATGTAGGGCAATATCCTTGTCCAGATCGAACTTAGTTGAGTCATATGACACTCTTGCACACCTGGCAACAGAAATCTTCTTCAAGATATTGATGTCATACTTTGTTTTCTCTTCTTCAGTAATGAAGGGAAGATGCCAGCCATTGTCCTTGATTACTTCAGGAGTATGAGAGAGATATAGATCCTGCATTGCAAGAGCAACATCTCTAATCTCAGGCTGTGCATCAGAAGCAGTACGCAACTTAAAGAAATTAGTCCAATCCGTTGCAGTAATCAGTTGAGTTACTGGACGGAATGGTTCAAGGTAACGATTGATGAATTCCTTATGAATTCCCTTGCCAGTCTGATTAATCACACTGTCATTGATATGCATTAGAGTTTCAGCCGTATATCTGGCTAATTCTGCAATCTGCTTCTCAATGAAATTCTTAGTCTTTTCATCAAATTCTTCACCTGCAACCATTCCCTTCTGCTCAGAAGCCCAATGCTTAGGCATCCAAGGATCATCCACTACCTGATCAACAAGATTTTCAAACCTCATTGCTCTTGAGGAACTGGCATTGCGAGAGAACACTCTATGAGTATTCATCTCCGCAAGGATTGGTCTCCAATAGGTTAACCTGAATGTTGTCAACCTTGGGCAACTTCTATTAATAGAATCAGCAATAATTTCTACTTTAGGTGTGTTATTCATATTCTAAAACTCTTACCAAATGAGGGTTCTTCATGATCACCTTCAATGACCCAGATGACAGGAACCTTTACTTGTTCCATTGGTTCACACCAGAGATCACTGAAGATGATTGCACACGTAGGCATGTTCTTGACAATCCAATCATGAACTTCATGGAGTGAAGTACCACCACCACCGTACATCTTGATGTTCCGGTAATGTTGTCCTTCTTTCCATTCCTGAACTTTTTGAATTGTATAGTCAAACTGAATGACAGTTAACTTTTCAGGACAAAGAACTTCCTGAATAAATCGTACCTCTGAATTAAACCTTTCAAGAGTTTTCTCTGAAATTGATCCAGAGGTATCTAAGAACAGAACTACATGTGTAAGTTTACCCTCTTCCTTGGTAATGCTGGGCAGATAAATATCCTTGAATCGTTTATTGGGTCTTTTCCAAGACCACTCAATATCCAAGGAATCTGTCAAGTAATTTCTTAAAAGTCTCCACCAAGGAAGTTTTGGCTTAAGGTAATTGGATAGAACTTTCTCAATGTCACCAGGAACCTTTCCAGCACCTGTGACTTTCATTTGCTGAATAGCCTGCTGAACCATCATGACTTGAGCAAGTTTTTCTTCTTCATTAACCTGCTGAACGTCATGACCAATGGCATTTAACTGATTGACATACTTTGCCTTTATCCGGGGAGATGCCTGATAGATCTCATCATAGATTTCTTCTTCAGATATGTCCCTTGTATATTTGGAATTCTGCAAGCAATCAGGAGGTAATTCAAAACCATCCTTGAGCAAGTCATTATTGATTCTGAAGTCACCAGCAATATTCCAAATTAAAGGATCTCTATCACCAAGTCTTACATCATGAAGTCTTGCAGCATGCCACAATTCATGCAGGAAAACACCTGTCTGTTGTTTCTTGGGAAGACTTAAAAACCAGTCCTTCTTAAGAAGCAATAACTTCTTCTTATAATAGATACCGGCATTAAAGTCTTCCTGAACTTCAGGATGATTTTCCTTCCAGTCAAGAGTCAGCATACAGGAAATGATTCCTAGGAATGCTGTATTGCTGTACACGAATGCAGATGCCTTGATCCTATCAAGTATTTGCTTGTCATCCATAACTATCCAAGGAGATACTTGCCTTCCCTAATGATCATCTGAACCATTGCTGGATGTGTTCTAAATTCAGGCATTCTCTTGATGATGTTTCTGACGAAAACAATCTTCATTGAAGAATCGAACTTATCCACATATTTCAATACTGGTTCAAAATCATCTTTCTTAACATTCATCATAAGATGAACCAAGATGGCATATCTTGTAGCCATATCATCAGGAACAGGACAATCTCCATCCTTATCAACAATTTCCTTCAAAGTAACAAGGTGCTTATAGACCTTGGTAAACTGAACAAATTCAGTAGCAATATCTGGTGTAATTGTTCCAGATAGAAGAATTGCATCAGTCTCAGTGAGATTCTTAATAGGCTTAATTAGTCTATTAGTGAATTCCCATGTTCGTGGACAAGAGAATGTTTCATCTTCTCTTTCTGGATCAAACTGCATCAATTTGTCAGGATACATATTCAAGAAAGCAATAACTCTCTCATCATATGCCTGAGGAATTGCTACTGCCTCCATCCAATCCTTAAGACTAACTTCCATATGAATATGGATAAGTCTTGAAAGCATTGCTGTACTCAATCGAGTAGTGATGGCATTATCAGTAGACAAATTACCAGCACAGGCAACAAGACAGTTTGGATGAAGTTTGTATTGTCCAATTTCATGATCCAACACCACTCTATAGGCTGCTGCCTGAACTGCTCTAGGTGCAGCATTAAATTCATCAAGGAACAACAGCCAACCATCTTTACCTTCAGGAGGTGTCATGCCTTCAAGAGGATACATGGAATAAGGATGGAATGTAGCTTTACCATCCATATCAAATGTTGGTAAGCCGTTTAAATCACAGGGTTCCATAGTGGAAAGTCGAACATCAATTAGTTCAAGATTCCATTCCTTGGCAATTTCCTTAATGAGACTACTCTTTCCCATTCCAGGTGAACTCTGGAGAAAGGGAACGAGTTTTGCTTTAAAGCACTTGATCAGTGCTTCCTTTGTCTTGCTTGGAGTCAAGGTGAGCATTACAGATTCTCTCCAAATTGGTTAAGGACCAAATAACAGTATTTAGTCCTCTATAAATATCTTCCGTATCCTCAATTGAGGACATTTTGTCTAATGTCTTAATGATTAGACTATCTACATCTAGATGCAGGTTGTACGCCTCATCCAATTTTTGATAGATTTTCTCCATCCTGTAGTCTCCCAATAGAGGAAGTTATAAATGGCAGAGATGCGAGTAATCTTTGCCTTCTTGCCAAAGACTGTACGGAACTTATATCCACAGTTATTGGCAACTCCTGTGTTCAGATAGTGATACACTGAACTAGTAGTAATCTGAAGATACTTAGCAACCTCTTTCACATTAGTGAAATACTTGGGTTCTCGATAATTGAGACCCACAAGTTCAATAACATAATGTTCACACATTTATTTCCTCCTCGCAGAAGTAATCATCTTCTGTGTCATTGTTGATACTAATCTCTTGGTTCAACCAGAGAATGATTGTTTCTTCAAGAGATTCCTTAGAGAGTGTTTCAGGATAGTCCTTATAAAGAATATCCCCTGTAGCCTCATCATGAATGAATGAGACTATCTCTCCATTATCATGCTCTCTAATAGAAGCATAGAAAGGATGAGAGAACAGTTTGAAATGGCAATAAAAACCATATCCAAATTCATTCTCCTTAAAGGGAGAATGTTCTCTATAAGATAAACTAGAAATGAGTTCTTTAATCATAACAATCTCCTTTTGTGATTATTTATTAGCACCCAGATAAAACGAACAAGGATAGAAGGAACATCAAACGAAGCAAAGTCTATCTGGATGCTAATAAATAACCCCTCTAATGATGAGGGGTTTTATGCTTACTTAGAAGACTTTTCGGCACTCAAAACTTCAAACAGACTTCTGAGCAAAGCAATCTGGTTCATACTGAACTCAGCTGCTTTTTCTTTATTGGCAATAAGCCATTCCTTATGTTCAAGAAGCAACTTAAGTTCATCAGTATCAATGTCAATATGAACATTGGTTTCATCTGATGTCTGAATGTCAAGACGCATGATATTCCTCCGTAAAGTCGTCAATACATTGTTTAATAAACCAAAGCATATCTTTGGAATCTGTTCTATTAATGTATAGTTCAGTTCCAAAATCTATTTCATGAGTGTTGGGATCAATTGGAAAGATCATACACTCTATATTTCCTTCCTTATAGAGTACATGATCTGAAAGATTAATAACAGAAGCAAAACAGAGTATTCCTTCATGCTCAAATATTGCTTCATACCCTTCTCCGATCACTTTGGAATAGATGATAATTTTCTTATTTCCAAAGGAAACTTGAAAGAATTTTCTTTCTGTCATTCATTCACCATGAGATTAAATAGAGCACGTAAACAGATCTCTTTGAGAGTCATACCTCTCCTTAAAGCAACAGGAATGACTCTATCAACTATGATTGGGCCATGTTGAGATTTCCATTTAATGTTGATATATACATGTTGAATTCCTTCAACACTGTAAGTCAAGCAAAGAGAGAACTGTTGCTTATATCTCCCAATGTTCATGCAATCTTTCATAGGAAAGGTAATGGTATTAAACTCAAAACCTCTCTTCTTCAGGAACTGAACTACTCGGGAATAGGATGAAATTCTTAAATCAATCATTTTCGCATCACCAGATAGTAAATGATAATTGAACCAGTAGGAAGAGTTCTGGTTCCTTCAGGAAGTCTCTCACCCATATACTGAGCTACTAAAAGGTTCTCAGTCTTTTCAGTCCATTTGAAAGTCTCTCGATTAAAGAGATCCATATCAAGTTGAAGTTCATTCTGGACAATCTTTGCAATGTCTGGATGCCCAATAATGGACTTTAGTTTTCCATTAATCTGAGCAGCATGAGTTAAACTCATTGCTCCTTCCTTGCTAATGGATTCAATATGAATATCACATGCCCCAATGAATTTAGGCAGCATGTTGATTGAAAAGCTATTACACAGGATCATCGTCAATCTCCTCGATTTCCTTTAAATAATCCTCAAAGGACTTTCCAGTGAGGGTTTTGAATTCATCTCGGGTCAGATGACCCTTAACTACGAGAATGGCAAATTCTTGCTCTTCATATTCACGAGCAAGTTCTTCTGCTTCTTTTGATGGGTAGACAGGAATATCCATGACTATCTCCTATTTGCGGCAAAGGATTGCCAAATCTTTAAATTCTGTACACCAAATTTCTAAACTTCTTGGCGAACGTAAAATTGGATCATCAAAGCGCTCTCCTACATCTAAAAGAGTTGCAGGAATATAGGAGTCTAGATTTTCTTCCTTAATTGCCTTGATTAATCTCATTCTATCTTTGGCTCGAATTATCTTACGCAGTAGCGTATTTTTATTATGATGCCTGTGCCATTTGGCAACAGGTATAGATCTAAAGGATCTAGACATGACTATCTCCAAAATAGTTATTTATTAGTGTTCGACAGTAGCCAATAGGAGCAAAACTCTACCACCGAACACTAATAAATAAGCCCTCTATTGAGGGCTTTATTAATTCTACGGAAAACTATTCTCAGAATAATCATCTCCCATCCAATCCGGATAAACAATCATGGCTGTCTCCTTTAAAGAAAAGAAAAGGCAGGGCATAAAGCCCCGCCTATAACTCAATCCGCAAAGGTAAAGAAAATCTCTTAAACCTTTACAGATTTAAGAGTTCTAAAAGACTTTAATGGCTCTTGTGAGATTTGGAAGGATGAATCGTTCTAATAGAACTTTGAACCCTAACAAAAACACAGCGCATATAAGTTTTAAGAAGAGCATTTTCTGTTACCTAGTGGAGTTAATAAAACTACTCTATGAGTAGCGGTGAGTTATCCACTAGAAAGACAGATACTATCTGCCTTTTCAATTCTTCTCAATGCAAAATTAGGTAGTTAAAAGAGGTCTGAAATGTCATCAAGAATAGTTCTTGCTTCAGCCATCCAGCAGCTGGCAATCAAAGCCTCTTTATCTGTAAGCACAGAATGGACTTTCTCTCCGTTTACACGGATGACATCAATTGCAGATCCATCTGGAAAGATAATGACCTTGTACTTCTTGGGTCCAACAAGAACTTTGGTTCCAGCACACATAGCCTTAAGCATGGCCTTCTTGCTGTCTGGATCAAGATTCTTTGCAACCTCATAAATACTATTTGCAATATTCATGACTATTCCTTAAAAGAATAAGGGGAAAGTAGAAATTAATCTACTTCCCCTTGGATTAACTAGAAGGTCTTGCGAGCCTGAGTACGCATACTCAGAGTCTTCTTGAGATTAATCTCAGCTCTCTTGTTGTTCGGATCAAGCCTACGAATCACAAGAATGGGATCTCCGTTAGCAGGATCATCCGTAAGTGCGACAGCCTTGAAGTCACCACACTCAAGATCAGCCATAGCTGCAATAATATCAGCTCGGATTCCGTTCTTCAGACCAATCTGCTCGTTATACTCAACGGCTTCTTCATTGGTTGAGAAGTTCTCAAGCTTGTCCTTAATACCATCAACAGGGAAACCACTCTCAAAGAGATAGGTCAAACCCTTGATGTTATGTTCCTGAAGCAGATCAAGGTTCGTAATAAAACCAAGATGCGCCCAGTACTGAGATGCCTTCTTTTCAGTGACTGTCATAGGTGCGGTCGCAGGAACAGCAGGCTTGCCGAAAACTGCCTGAAGAGTAGCCATCGCTTCGTTAATCTGTGCATCGGTACGCATATAAAAATCTCCTTTAAGTTTGAGAAGCAAAATCACTTCCCGTTCCAAAGCTGCGAAATCGGTTGAAAGTGACTATTGCCAAAATGCCGCGAAGCGGCAAAGAAATCTGAAAGAAAAATAGATTCCAACCCAAGACTGCGAAATCTTTTAGAAATCTGGAAGAAAAAAAAAATACCCTTGAGAGACCGAAGTCTCCCAAGGGCTAGTCAGTTACGACAAAGCGTAATTGGCTTCAAGGATTTCCTCAGATACGTCAACAGGATCACTGATAACGAGTCTGGGGCTGATCTGGGCACAGACGAATCGAGCACACTTGCTCTTGTTCAGTTCGGACAGGAGTTTCGTGTACTGATACCGCACGTCATTGCCGTAGCGAGGCAGGCACCTGAAGCAATCGTGGATGCTCATGATCTCAAACGGCTCAGAGGGCAGAGATGCAATGAGATCTTTGATCTTGCTTTCAAGTCCAGTGAGAATGGACATGGTATCAGGATTGATACACTCAAGGATTCTTGCACTAAGGAACCCACTCTCTTTGGCAAGAATTGCAAGTCTTGCACAAAGAGCCTTCTGTTCCAAAGTTGCATTACCCTTGGTGATCTTTCCATCAAGCACACCATTGACGTAGTTCACCATGCCTTGATTGTAATGGCAACGGCGATACATCTCTCTGAGAACCAGAGCATCGAAGGAGTGCGTATAGTTTGCACTAAGAGCACGTCCCTTCTTCTTGGTGATGCCACTCTTGACATAAGTGAGCGTGACAGGCGTATCACCCCACATCAGGTCAACAGCAACTTGACCTTCAACAGGGATATGCACCTCGAAGCCATCTGGCATCGTCCAGTTATACTCAGTTGCCTGAGGGTCCCAGGCATCGAGCATGGCACTGTTGAATGCCCAGGCATACGGAGCATGAATCTCCATTGCCTGACAGAATGCCCGAGATGCAGGAGAATCCTCTCCATAGACCTGATCAATGATCAGTTCAGATCCATAGAAGGAACGCATCACCGCACACTTGGCATGTGCTCTGGATACAGGCATGGCACGTTGACCCATTCCATTAAGGTCTGGATCAAAGTACGTCATGACATTCGCTCCACCCAAGAGTTGCATTACGCTCTTGTGAATGATGGTATACGAATCTTGACGCATCACTTCACCACTCTGATCAGCAACAGGAAGTACGTTGCAGATCATCATGGCCTGCTCATCACCAAGCAGGGTACCAAGAATCTGAGTACCAGAAGCAGTTGCATCGAGGTTAACTGCATAGTGAACCTCTTTGCCTGCCTTGGCATCCATTAGAGCCTGAACACCAGCCATGTACAGCGGAAGGGATTCAGCCTGAGACAGGAGTTCCTTAGACAGAAGATCACCTGCTTCTTCATGCTGCATTGTCCATGCAATACGTTCTTTCCAAGTCTTCTTGTCAAGACCGAAAGAGCCTGCAATGTCAATGCGCAGGTAATCCATGTCAGAGAACTGCTGTCCCTTGAAACCCTTGGCTTCATGAATCTGGTTCAGGATGGGCAAGCCAATGTAGAAGTCTACAGCGGCTTTAGTCCATTCCTTGGACTGGATGTGGAAGTGATATCCCATGTCGTAGAGCCTTCCACGCTTGTCCCACTCTGCGGTGAGATGAAGCGGAAGTCCTTTGAGTGCCTCAAGAACAGCCTTAGACTGCTCTTCAAACTTCACGAACTGGTCAACCCTGCTCTTGTAGGTTTCGTAACTCTCAGTTGCTTTCTGAGTGCTAACGAAATCCCAAGCGGGATTAACATTGTTCAACACAGTCTCATTGACTTTGAAAGTCATGGACTGGAAATTGTTGAGAACATCAAGGCAGATATCCTGATCTTTAGTAAGGTCAGTGCTGTTCAACACCAGTCCATGACCCTTGAGAGTCTGATAACCGGTATCAAAATTGCTCTTAAGTTTCTTCATGGGCACAACAGAGGGCAGAGGATAGAAGAACGCATCAAGAACACGTTCTTCCTCTTCACCGATAGCATAGCGGTACATGAACTTGCCATTGCTGGACAGGCTCATGAGATTCGCTTCAAGACCTCTCTTGATGAGGTCAAGAACCCACTGGTTCTTGTTTTCAGAATAACCTGTCCTCATGATACCCCAGAGAGTATTGAGGTCAGCGCACTTCTGAAGTGCCATCTGAAGAACCAGTTTGTTGAAGAACTTTTCTTCAGTTTCTCCATTGCTGATGGACTTAATGTAGTCCTTCAGCATCGGATTGTTCTTCCAAAGAGCCTCTTCAGCGAAGGGCAAGTAATTAACATTGGCGTAGGTCTGTTCGTTCTTGACCTGCACCTCTTGAAGGGAATCACTTGCCTTCATGCTTTCGAAAATTTCCTTAAGCATATTGCTCCTTTTTAAAGACGATTGGTAGGAATAACAAACGAAGAATCCTCAGATTCCTGTTTGATCCCTTGTCTGTGATACTGAATAGCCCACTTCGGACCTTCAGGGAATGCCGCACTCAAGATCTGAGCCTTGAGTTCTTCAGAAATGTGGTTATTGTTGAGAATTTCTTCAACAGCAGCCTTTCTTTCAGATTCGGGAGTAAGAGACCCGATAATCTGATATTCAGACTGACCACCTTCCTTAAGAAGATTGGTATAGTACTGATGCATGTTCACCAGTCCGTTGTAGACTGCTCTGCTCTGCTTCGTACCTCTAACAAGTTTCTTGCGAAGAGCCTCAAGGTCATCCGCAGGAGTTCCGTACCCAGCAGCACAGAATCCTGCATCAGAGGTTTCAAGGTTGTTCTTGTCGTAAACGATGCCGAAGTTAATCCATTTCTGGGTCAACTTCTTGTTAGAGGTGGTGGTGGGAACGGAAACAGTGGAAGTGGGAACAGGCATCTGGATAGCGTTGGAATCACGCATGATTGTCTCCTTTTGGGTTAGTTTTGCCATATAAGCCCGCCAGGGCATATAGGAATTAGATGTGTTTTAAATCGTCTCGAACACACATGAGCAATCTGCCAAGCACATTTTGTCCAATACCATTGCAAACACCCCAATAGGTGTCATGCCATGTATTGTCCTCTTGCAGATATAGATCATGAGTACCAAGCAATTTATCTTTTAAAGCAGGATTCTGAGTGAACTTGTAATAAAGCACCTGATACATGATGTATACCTTGTGCTCATTAAAGTCTTTAGCCATTGCAACATGCCTACCCAATCTTTTGGCCTGAAGACCATTCAGACTAATAAATTCTATGGCTCTTTCAGGACATTTCTGTGCTTGATATGCCGCTTCAGCACATAAATATGTATGTCCATTGAAAGTAATCCTGCAAGGATAGAAATTGCTCAAGAACCAATAAATATCTCTAAACTTCATGACTATTTACCTATTAAAAAAGCAGGAACCAGAGCACACCACATGCTCTGGCTCCTAACTCTTCACGACAGGAACGGAATCTTGGACACGTCCATGACACTTCCGTTCATGTCAACCACCATGATCGGCTTACCTGCCTTACGGCAGATGTCGATCATGTGATGACTCCCTCTACTGGAACCATCCCAGAACACCACACAGCCATTACTGGCTGCACACATCGACTGATTACGCTTGTAACCAGCACTCTTGCCATACCTATCCCAATCGGGAAGATAGCGTTCAATGTCGTAGTGGTGCTTATGAGCCACCAACTCTCCAACGGAGTCAGCGCCCTTGGCACCTCCAGAGATAATGGTGATGGCATCACCATGCTTCTTGGCAATGAAGTTGAACACTTGGCTCAGAACCTCTTCAGCGAGTTGAACGTTGTTGAAGTTACGAGAACCAGCAACACAAAGACGATAAGACATGATAACCTCCAAAAGTAAATGTCAATTGAGTCCGTCAGGACTTAGAGAAAAAATAAAACCCCCTACAGACTGGCCTTGTCTGTAGAGGGTCTCTGCTCTTTCTAGAATCGAGCAGGCGAAGAGGGTTAATCATTGGTCGGTTAAGGGTTAATCGGAGTAAGCGCTCAATTAAGCCCGACAGGGCTAATAGGGAAATGAACCAATGGTCAAAGTAGCCACTGGTTCAAATCTTTTACTTCTTGAGAATTTGCTCAGTTTCGTCAATGAGACTTCTCCACTTATCCATAGTGCGAGAAATCTCAGAAAGACGACTCTGAAGCCTACTATATTCGGCTTCATTATCTGCCTTGCCAAAGGGCAGAACTTCAAGGTAATAGATGCTTTCCAATTCACCAAACACCTTGGTGTATTCAGCATCAAGAGCCTTGTAAGCATTGATATCCATAGGAACCATGATGTATCCTCCTTGTGTGTTGATCCTATTAAGTCCGTCAGGACTTAGAAAAAAAAGACCCAACACCAAAATGATGATGGGTCAGATATTTGCCAACCTAATAAAGAACATTATTCAAAGACAGGTTGGCATGCATGTTGTTAAACAGGAATGAGTTCTTGTACTCATTGTACAGTCGCTTAGCCTGCTCCTTGAAGGGCATCGGAGTGATGCGATCAAGGATGTATTCTGCACTGAAGGCGTAGACTGTTACATCTACATCAGACATTTCGTCCCCTTCGATAGTAGTGAAGTAGAAGCCATTGGCCTCTTCTACACGATAGCCACGAAGTCCTTCTTGGTTGATAAACTTTTCAAGCATTGAAGCCTCCTAGAGTTGTTAAGAGAGAGGAATTCTCTCTTTCAATTAAGTTCGTCAGAACTTAGTGAAACTATAAATAACCACTTTAGTAGTTATTACCTCTTTAAGTTATAAGGAAGATATAAGAAGTAAGTAAATATAAAGTAAGTATAAATAAAATCTACATACTTTTACCTAATATTAATATGTATCTTTCTCTTGACTTTCTTCTTCCTTATATATATACTATCAGTATAATAAGGGTGTAACCATAAAAAAGAAGTAAATAAAAAATAAAAGAGTACATTAAGTACTCTTTTATTTATTTTAGGTCATTTGAAGTCCTCCAATTCCTTCTGTAATGCCTTCCAAGCATTTTCATCTACTCCTAACTCTTGCTTTCTTTCTGCAAGATCCTTTCGATGTTCTGCTAAATCAAGTAGTGCTTGATCTTTAGTTTCAATACACCACTCTCTTGTCTTGATCTCCCAAGCCTTAGAAGCGTTCTTAAGAGTCTTGGTGATATCGCCTTTGAAGAAACCCATAGTAATCTCCTTAGAAAGGTTAATGTCAATTAAGTCCGACAGGACTAATAATGAGTATGGTTGAGTGTGTATGTGTGTATGTGTATATGTGTTAAGAGTGTTAAAGAAATAAATAAAGAAAAAAAAGGAGAAAGGAACATTATTAAATGTTCCTTCTCCTTTGAAGGTTAGTCGTCTTCTTCCTTCTTAGCCTTGAGATCCTTGTTCTCACTGTGCAAAGTCCACAGAATCCCTGCTAAGCGCTCTTGCTCTTCTACGAGCCAGTTCCGTTCTTCAGTCTCGCTCTGCTCACGCAACTCCTGACGGATTTCCGCAAGCTGATAAGAAATGATCTGAGAAAGGCCATAGTTATCCATGATGTACCTCCATGAGTAAAGGATAATAGTCAATTAAGGACGACAGTCCAAAAGAGGGGGGGGGATAGTTGATTTATTGGGGGGCAAGCCCCCCTGGTATTACACCTCTCTCCTACCATCAAAAATAATTCGTATCTACCCCTCTCATTATGTAAAAAACAATTCGTATCTATCCTTCCTTTATTCCTTTCTCATATATGCTCTAAAATCGCTTAAAAAGGGTCCCCATTGAACCAAATGAGGTTAGCCCTAGTAACCCTATTGCAAAGGGTACTCAAAGGCTCCTAGAGGCTTTCAGGAGGATATAGTAGATTTTTAAAAATCTTTTCTTTTCTGGTTCAAATTATTTACAGGAACCCTTTTTATGAATTTTTATAAAAAATGCATATAATCTACTATATTTATCTAAAAGGATTCATATGGAACAGATTACTTTGCCGTTATTAGAAAAAGCACTTCCTAAAAATTTAAGAAGATGCGCTACTCAGGAACTATTGGATAAATTGAATAATGTTGCATCTGATCCAGTAGAAGCAGAAGAGATCAAGAAGAACTTCATTGGATATACGCACATTCTTCAGGAAGGTAAGTTTGATGCTAATGAATATCTCAATGCCATTAAGTATGTCTCTTACAAGTTAATGGGATTCAGCAATCAGGAAAGTTACATCAAGACTTTTCCGGATAGGTATCAGAACTTCTTGGTAAGAGGGGTTAGTGCAAAGGATCAGGCTGCTTATGTAGCAGCATACAATAAAGGTAAGTTAGTTAATCTTATCCTTGAACAGACTCTGGTTCCTACCTGGGTGCTTAATCAGGATATTTATCAGAAAGCTATTAATACTCAGGCTGAGTTAATGGCTAATGCCAAGAGTGAAAGAGTAAGAGCAATGGCAGCTGATAGTATTCTCAATCATTTAAAGAAGCCTGATGCTGTAGCACCTCTAGTTAATATTGACATGAGAAAGGATTCTGGTATAGAAGATATGAAGAAAGCCTTGGTTGAACTTGCCAAGAAGCAACAGGAGTTGATTAAGGCAGGAGCAACAACCAAGGAGGTAATTGAACAGGATTTAGTGATTGAAGAAAATGACAATTAAGAAACAGGATCTTGATACTTGGTTAGACCAAGTAGATTATTCATATCTGAATTCTTCAAATTATGTTCCTTCTGAGTTTGCTCTAGGATTCATGAGTTTTATTAAACTGGTTAATGGAGCAGAAGGAGAAAGTCATAAAACTCCTGCTGTTCATTTAGCTATGCTTGATAAAGTAGTTAGTGGTAATGAATATATTGCTAATCTATGCTTTAGAGGTGCCGCTAAGACTACTCTATTTATGGAGTACTTTACTTTGTATTTGGCAGTATTCCATGAAATACCTGGATTTGGTCCTGTAGATGGAATGATTTACATTGCTGACTCAATGGAGAATGGTGCAAAGAGTGCCAGAAAGAATATTGAGTTCAGATATGAACATTCTGATTTCCTTCAGGAATGGATTCCAGAGGCTAAGTTTACTGATGCTTACTTGGAATTTAAGAACAAGAAGGGAGAACAGTTGGGAGTTAAGTTATTTGGTGCTACTACTGGTTTAAGAGGTACAAAGATATTTGGCAAGAGACCTGTTCTTTGTGTGCTTGATGACCTGTTAAGTGATGAAGCAGCCAACTCTCAGACAGTAATGAATCTAATTAAAGATACTGTTTACAAGGGTGTTAACCATGCTCTTGATCCAACAAGAAGAAAGGTTATCTTCAATGGCACTCCATTCAATAAGGATGACATTCTGATTGAAGCTGTTGAATCTGGTGCATGGGATGTAAACGTATGGCCTGTGTGTGAGAAGTTTCCCTGTTCTATTAAGGATTTTAGAGGAGCATGGCCTGACAGATTCTCATATGATTATATTAAAAGTCAGTATGATCTTGCTTTAAAGACAGGTAAGTTGAATGCTTTTTATCAGGAGTTGATGTTAAGAATTACTTCTGATGATGAAAGAATGGTACAGGATTCTGAAATCAGGTGGTATTCAAGATCTGAGTTATTGAAGAATCCAAATAGGTATAACTTTTATATTACTACTGACTTTGCCACCAGTAAGAAACAGACTGCTGATGATTCAGTCATTAGTGTATGGGCTTATAACTTTAATGGAGACTGGTTCTGGGTAGATGGTATTTGTGAAAAACAAACAATGGACAAGAATGTAGATGACTTGTTCAAATTTGTTGTTGATTACAAGCCTCAAAGTGTAGGCATTGAAATTACAGGTCAGCAGGGAGCATTTATTCAATGGTTGGAAAAGGAGATGATGACTAGGAATATCTGGTTCAATTTTGCTAGAACCAAGAATCAACCTGGTATCAGACCATCCATTGATAAACTGACTAGGTTTAATATGGTTGTTCCTTGGTTCAAGGCTGGAAAAATAAAATTTCCTGAAGAGATGAGAGATTCTATAATTATGGGTAAGTTCATGCAGGAAATTAAATTAACCACAAAAAGTGGGATTAAAGGGCATGATGATTGTCTGGATACCATTAGTATGTTGGGATATTTAGAACCTTGGAAACCAGCTGAAACTCCTGTTATAGTCAATCAGTATGGCAATGCTATCTATCCAGAAGAATATGAAGAACCTGTAAGCAGAATGGATTCGTATATTGTATGAAATTAAGTGAGCTGTTAACTCAACTGTCTCATGGAGAATTAAGCAATACTAGGTTTGGTTCTTCTGGTTCAGGTGAGATCCAAGAAGACAAGATACCTGTAGTAGTTGAATATATAAATGAAGGATTGCTTAGACTTTGCTCTAGGTTTCCCTTGATTAAAAAAACTCTTTATTTGGAATTGCTTGAATGGAAGACGGATTATCCTCTTACATATGCTCATGCATATTCAAATGAAGAAAGCAAGGAAATTAAATATATATTTGACTTGGGAAATCATAAGTTTGAAGATGATGTTCTAAAGATTTATGAAGTAAGAACATCTCCTGATATTGAACTTCCCATTAATAATCCTGATGAGGAATGGAGTGTTTACACACCATTATACAATGTTCTTCAGGTAAGAAGACCTGTAGGTGGTACAGTACTCTATGTTAAGTATTGGGCAAAGCATCCAAAGATTACTGGAGATCTGGATCAGGAGATTCAGATTCCTGAAGTTCTTGAAGGTGCTTTAAGGGCATATGTTGCTTATCAGGTGTATTCAAATATGAATACTCAGGAGGCTGTTGTTAATGCTCAGAAGCATATGAGCATTTATGAACAGATTGTTAATGATGCCATTGCCAATGATTCCATAACTGTTTCTGTTAATAGAACAGGCATGAAATTTAGAAAGAATGGCTGGGTGTAAATAATTTTGCATATTCTATTATCCTGCTTATACTTAAATAAACATTTATAAGAGTTTCCTATGGAACCAAGATTATTAACCCCTCAGCCATATATAAGACAGATTAATTATCCCCGTCATTATCATCCTAATGGCAGTACACAACCAGTACCTGTTGTAGACCATATTTTAGGTGAAGCCTATTATGTGGTTAAGGATGTTTATTTGCATCTAACAGATCTGGAAGAGTTTCTAAGTAAACTGGATGTTGCAGAAGATCTTAAACAAGAACTGATAACAAAGATTACAGATGCTCAGGAGAAAGTACAGGCTCTTGAGAACCAGTATGAACAGTTGTCTGATCTGTCTAATGATGTTAAAAATGATCTGGATAAGAGTCAGGATATCTTTAATCAGATCCAGTTGATTAAGTTGGATGCTGATAGTGTCAAGAATGATCTTGAAGAAATCAAGGATCTGTCCAATAAGGTTGAAGCAGAAGTTCTTACTTTCTCTGGTTTAGGTTGTGTTCAGTCAGTTTGGAATGTAGATGCTTCTTATGGTGAGGGTGCTGAAGTTGAATTGGAAGTTTCTTATCTGGTTGGAAGAAACCATTTGAGACTTGCCTGGAATGGCTTGATGCTGTTTAAGGATAAACAGTATGAAGAAGTAGGTACTCCTGATCAACTGTCAAAGACAGTTAAGTTATTGTTCCCTGTTCAAGAAGGGGATGAAATAAATGCTTGGGTAGCCGCTCTTGGTAAACAGGAAGTGGCTGATGCTATTGATAAGGCTGAACGAGCACTTATTCAAATCAAAACGATTCTTTCTACTGCCGCATTCCTTGAAGGTAATCAGATTTACCATAATGGGGATGAAGGCAGAGAGGATATTGCTCCTCAAACTACTGCTAGTCAAGTTAGTATTACTGATGCAGATGGAGAGGAGTCTAACGTATTGGCTGAGGTTGTATCACTTAGAGAGGGTGTTCAGTCTGCTCTTGCAGAAGGAATTCACTTTAGGGGTGCTGTAACCAAGGCTAATGGACTTCCAACTGAAGGATATAAGTCCGGTTGGCAGTACACAGTTAAAGAAGCTGGTACTTATGCTGGACAAGTATGCGAAGTTGGAGATTTAATCATCTGCATCAAAGACTTTAGTGGAGAGTTCAAGGATTCTGATTGGTCTGTCTTACAGGCTAACTATGAGACAGAAAAACAGGATCTGATCAGAGAACTCACTGATTCTGAAGTTGATGCTATTTCTTTATAAGGCTAATAAATAATGGCTGATTTTCCTTTTGTTTCCCATGAAAACCTACAGCGATTTGGCGCTAATGTAAAAGCTAAGTTCGCTACCAAGCAGGATAACATTGCAGATCTTGCTACCATCCGCAGTAATGCTGAGACCGGTGCTGGTCTTAAGGATAAGGTTGATGGTCTTGAGTCTGGCGCTCAGGTCAATGTCATCGAATCCGTCAAGGTCAATGGTACTGCTCTTACTGTTGATGGTAAGGCTGTTGATGTAACTGTTCCAACTCAGTTATCTGATGTTGCTACAGAAGCACAGCAGGCTGCTGCTAACTCTGGTATCAATGCTACTAAGAGAGTTGCTTATGATGCTCTAGTAGAGGCTACTACTCTTGCTGGTTATGGCATTACTGACGCATACACCAAGAGTGAGATTGATGGCAAGATTTCTTCTGCCGTTCATTATAAGGGTTCTGTTGATACATATGCTGAACTTCCTGCTTCTCCAGAAGTTGGTGATATGTACAACGTTGCTCAGGCCAATCCTGCCGCCAATGTCAAGGCTGGTGATAACGTAGCTTGGAATGGTACTGGTTGGGACGTGCTTGCAGGTGTAGTTGATCTCTCTGCTTACACAACCACAGCCGAATTCAAGGCTATGACTGATGCACAGGTTGATGCTCTTTTAGCAGACTAACCTAAAACTATGGTATGAGAAGTTAGGTAAATTTTGTATGACAGTTAATATTGTTACACCAGATAATCTAGAAAGATTTGCAGAAGGTAGTAAAGAGAAGTTTGCCCGAGCTTCTCATACTCATAGTAATGCAACAACGTCTAAAGCAGGATTCATGTCTGCTGAAGACAAACAGACTTTAACTAGTCTGGCTTCATCCCCTAAGGATGGTATTTATTATGTTAGTTCTCCTACTGGTACTGTAGGTACTAAAGGAGTTACTAGATCAATTTGGGCAGGTACAATAAGTAATATAAATGCCCTTCATTCAGGTTTAACCATCAGTTATAAAGTACCTGTAGCAGGAGTTTCTGATGGTGTAACGCTAAATATTAATAATTTGGGAGAACATCCAGTTCTTCTAAATGCAGACACATTAGTAACTACACATTATCCTGTAGGTACGATACTTGTATTAGTATATGATGCAGAAGATACAGCTACAGTTACTATAAATGATACTGCAACTTCTTTTACAGGTTGTTGGAAACTTTCTAATTGGGATACTAATACTAAATACTCAGCCATGTCAGAGGCTGAAGCTTTAGCAGGTACAGCCACAACTGCAAGATCAATTACTGCAAAAGTATTAGATGCAAAAATTGCTAATGAATTAGCATCATTAGTTGATAATGCTCCAGAAACTCTCAATACACTTTCTGAATTATCTACAGCACTTGGTAATGATCCCAATTTTGCTACTACAGTAGCTAACAATATTGGAAATAAACTAGATAGTGATAGTGCAAATTACATTAAAGATTTAAGCATTTCTGGGAAAACAATTACTTTTACCAGAGGTGATGATACTACTGATACTTTAGTTACTCAGGATACCAATACAGATACAAAAGTTACTTCTGTTGGTAATCACTATACTCCTAGTGCTAATGCTGATTCTGCATTAACAAATGATGTATCTAGTACAGGTGCATATGCACTTAATACTGAATACAATGTAATTACTGGAATTACTTTAAGCAGAGATGCTAAAGGTCACGTTGTAGGTATTAGTACAACGAACCAGAAGGTAAAAGACACTAATACTACTTACTCAGCAGGTACTACTGCTCAATTAACTACTGGTACTGATACTGCTAATAGAGTATGGCCTGCTAAACAAATTGCCGATTATGTAAAAGGCAAGGCTGATAAGGCTATTACTACTATTACTAGAAGTGGTACAACATTTACATACACATGTGTTGATGGTACTACAGGTACATTTACACAACAAGATAACAATACCACTTATAGTAACTTTGTTAAATCAGGCTCAGGCGCAGCAGCTGGTTTGGTTCCTGCTCCTTCTACAACAGCAGGTACCACAAAGTACCTAAGAGAAGATGGCACTTGGCAAGTTCCTCCTGATACCAATACCACTTATAGTTCAAAGACAGCAGCAAGTGGTGGTACTGATGTTTCTCTAGTAACTACAGGTGAGAAATATACCTGGAATAATAAGAGTAGCCTTGCTTTAGGCACTACAAGTACTACTGCTGCTAAGGGTGATCATACCCACACAACAACTCTTGCTACTGACTCAGGCACAGCCACTGTAACACTTGCTCATAATACTGTTTACAAGTTAACAGCAGGAGGTACTAGTGTTATCTTCAAGACTCCTGCTGATAACAATACAACTTATTCTTCTAAAACTGCTGCTAGTGGAGGAACAGATGTATCTTTAGTTACCACTGGAGAAAAATATACTTGGAATAATAAGAGTAATTTAACTATAGGCACTACAGCAACGACAGCAGCTGCTGGTAATCATACACATAGTTATTTACCTTTAAGTGGAGGTACCCTAACTGGTGCTATTAATCTCGCAAATAATACTTGGAATAAATCTGGGGATGATGCAAGTTTTGGTGATCATAATGTTGGTGGAAAATTTTGCATTAAAACCCAAACAAGTACTGCAACAGGTATAGCATTCTTTAATAGTAGTGACACAAATGTTGGTCAAGTAGAAGTAAATAATGCATTTACTTTTAATAAAGAAGTTAAAGCTTCATCTTTTCAAGCAACTTCTGATAGAAGAAAAAAGTCAGATATTAAAGAAATAAGTGACTTAAATCTATCAAGCATTAAATCTTATAATTACATTCTAAAAGATACTAATGGAAGACATACGGGTTTAATTGCCCAGGAAGTACAAGATGTTATTCCTGATGCTGTTAAAGCAGATGAAAAGGGATTCTTAAGTCTTGACTACAATGCTGTAGTTGCTGTGTTAGTAGCCAAGGTTAATAAACTAGAAGCTAGAATTAAAGAATTAGAAAACAAGTAAAGGTATATCATGGATTTTCCTAAGATTTGGAAAGTATTATTTCAGGGTAATGGTGCTACTAGAATTCTAAATTCAGAGATTCTTCCTAGTGCTACTAAAGATAAAAAAGGTGCTGTTAAATTATCTGATACTTTAAGTAATTCAGGTAGTTCAGGAGGTATTGCTGTTACTCCTAAAGCAGTTAAAGATTCTGTTGATAGTTCCGCTGTTAAATATTCTGTTTCTCAGGCATTAACTGATGCTCAGAAGGAACAGGCTAGAAAGAATATAGATGTTCCTCAGGCTAGTTCAGTAGTTACTTTATCTACCAAGCAAACTATTTCAGGTGTTAAGACATTTAGTGCTAGCCCTCTAGTACCTAATTTAGGTACTGATGATAGTTCTACTAAAGCAGCGTCCACTAAATTTGTACAAGATATTATTAGTGCTAAAGCGCTTAAATTAGATAATCCCCAGAATTTAACTGATACCCAAAAAGTTGCTTTAAGAGATGCTATTGGTGCAGTTAAGGATGATGATGTAGTACATATAGATGGTAGTGAAGAAATTAAAGGTATTAAAACTTTTAAAGTTTCTCCTTATGCACCTACGCCTGAAAAGGAAGATAGTTCTACTAAAGTAGCTACTACAGCTTTTGTTAAAGCTAACGCTTATGTTCATCCAACCAGTGCTGGTAATAAGCATATTCCTTCTGGTGGTTCAAATGGACAGTTTCTTAGATGGTCAGCAGATGGTACTGCTAAATGGGAGACATACACTCCTCCAATTCAAACTGATAATGACACCAAAAATACTGCTGGATCAACAAATAGTACCTCTAAACTATTTTTAATTGGTGCTACAAGTCAAGGTGCTAATCCTCAAACATATTCTCATTCAAGTGTTTATGAAACTAATGGAAATATGTTTGCTACCTCTTTCCAAGCAACATCAGATATTAGAAAGAAAGAGAATCTAATTAAGATTAATAATACAAATCTATCTTCTCTCAATGCTTATTCTTATAACTTTATAGGAAATAAAGATAGAAAGATAGGTCTTATTGCCCAAGAAGTAGAGAAGTTATATCCTGAAGCAGTTACTACTGATGAAAAAGGATTTAAATCTCTTGACTACAATGCAATAGTTGCTTTACTGGTTATTAAAGTTAATGAGTTAGAGAATAAATATGGCAAGTAATTATAAGAATAGTGCAGGTACTGACTTAGACAGTCTATTCTTAGTTAATAACTCTAATGCAGGTGCTATTGGATTTAAAATATCCGATGGTGCTGATTTAGGTAATAGATACTCTAATGCTTCTACTAAGTTAAATCAAACTATTGGATATAAAAATAGTGCTGGTACTGATATTGGGTATTTAAGAAGCAATAGGTCTCCCATGAGTAGTGGAAGCGTTTATATAAAACCCAACTCAGATGGTGAGAATACTTGGGAGTATGCTGATGCTATTATTGATGGTGTAGACTTTATGTATAGGCATGACAGCGGTGCTGCTTTTTGTATTATATATACAAGTCAATATGTATCAAATCTTACTATGGGAGGATATTCTCTTTCATATGCTGGTTCTGGTGTTCCTGATTTGGGTAGTCACTGGCAAGCTAAATATTCAGGCAAAGGTAGCAACTATAAAGTATATGGTACTTATACAGTTACTTTCACAAAGTAATTATTTTGTAAATGTAATTGTACGTGCTTGAGCAAGGCTTGTGGAAAATTTAAAAATAAATTTTACACCTTCCAAAAAGAGAGTTAATATGTACCTGAACTAGAAAAACTAGTTCAGGTTTTTTATTATTAATTTTAACAACTTACTTATGTAAGTAAAGGCAACTAAAATGTCTGAAACTACAATTCTCCCTGCTAATAACAATGATGGCTTTCTAGGCAATGGATTAGGTTCTGGTCTAGTCGGTGGCCTCATTGGAGGTATGCTCTTCGGTGGCGGTGGTTGGGGTTGGAGTAATAGAGGTGTTGGTAATGTAGGTGTTGATGCTACACTTCTATCCAACCAGATTGCTCATGCTGATGATTCTGCTCAAGCTGCTCAGTTAGCTGTTCTTCAGAATGCTAATAACTCCAATATGTTCATGGGCAATCTAGTTAATAATACTGGTGATGCCATTGTTGGTGCTATTGGTGGTGTATCTGGACAGCTTTGTGGTATTAATAATAATATTACTACTCAGGGCTATGAGAATAGACTTCAGAATCAGCAACTAGCATCTCAAACTCAGATGGGTTTCTGTGTTCTAGGTCATCAGATTTCTGATGAAGGTTGCAAGAGTAGAGAACTTCAGAGAGAGATTGCATATGAGAATATGCAGAATGAACTTGCTGATGCCAAGGCTAAGATTTCTGCTCTTGAAGCTGAGAAGAATCTAACTGCTCAGATGAATGCTCAGACTACTTATCTAATCTCTCAACTTAAGCCCACTACAACTACAGCCTCTGCTGGCTAGTTGAATAAATAAGAATGGTTGCATATAATAAACTCATGTGCAACCATTCTTTTATCTAAAATGTCTTACATTATTATTTGTAAACATAAGCATTCTGAAGATACAACTCAGCATGCAGAGTTCTTTAAGGATGCTTCTAAAATCCTATGGAATCCTCCTGAAACTTGGCATTCTTTAATGGGTACTCCTAATAAAATTATTGATATGGAGTATCAAGAACTGAAGAATGCAGAGGCTAAGGGTGATATTGCTGATTGGAAAGAGAATCTTCTTCATCTAGCAGCTGCTTGTGGATTAGCTATTTTAGATACCTATCATAAGTAATATGAACGTATATTCTTCTACTAGAATCCTTTCACAAATAAAGGATAAGGAACCAGTAAAAGAAATTACTACAGATGATGGTATTACTTATACTTTAGCCAAATCTGCATTTGACTCCTCTACAAGTATTCCTGACCCATCTTTAGTATTCTTTACTGATGCATGGTGTAAAGAGTATCCTAATAGTAATGGAAAGGTTTGGTGTTATTGCTGTCAAGGAATCAAGAGACCCGCTTCTTCAACAGAGAAGCCTACTCTTATCCTTTACACCTGGTTCTCTACTCAAGGAGATCCTACATTCAATCCATCTACCATTACTAGAGATGATTGGCTAAGGGCATGTGTATATGCTCATCCATTAGCAAATCACAGGAATTCCATTTATAATGGTCTATGTGGAGTATCCACCCCTAAACAAACATTTGAGGAATCTTTGATTTCTCTTCCTGAACAAACTAAAACTGAATAAATACTATGGCTTACAATCGTTTTAATATTTCTGTCCTTTGTGTCGCTGATGCTGAGGATGATGTTGCACTTTATGGTGCTATCAAGCAGGCTCTTAATGCTCTGCCCAAGGTTTCTGTAAAGATCGTTAATATGGATCTTTGGCAGGATGGTGCTACTGGTAGAACCAGAGAATTTGATGCAGAAGGTAATGAAATCTTCCCTGAAGAACAGATTACTGAAGAAACTCTCTAAGTTTCTTAAATAATCTATAATCCTCTGGTTTAAAAATCAGAGGATTTTTTTTTATGCTTAAATCTGCTTATATAGGTGCCTCTATTGCCATTTCTTGGGCATGGGGTACATCTCTTATTATGGGTATGCAAATAGCTCAAACTAAAGGTACTGAAGCCTTTTTAGTATGGGCTACTGCTAACTGTCTAACTCTAACTTTCTTTGGTATTCTTTATAAAACAGGAATACTTACAGAAAAAATTCTTGAGTACAAGATTGTTAAATGGTTGCTTACCATTATTCAAGCATTCTGTCTAATAATTCAACTAAAGATTCTTAATGATATCTGTTCTATTCCTTTTGGTTCAGAATATTCATATTTCATTGTTTCTGCTATTGGATTACTCTTTGTAGGTATTATGTATTGGAGAGGTCTTGAAGCCTCTATCTTTACAGATAACTTTCAAGGAGCTATTACCTTACTAGCTCTAATGACTCTTCTAGGATTGTGCTTTTATGAAGGTCAAACAATTACAGTACTCCCTTCTTCAGATTCTGGTTCTTTAATATGGGCTGGTTGGAGTGCTTGCATCTTAATGTCAGGTATTATCTCTGACTTACAGCATTGGCAAAGAGCAAAGGTAAATGGCAATGGATATGCCTTTGAATGGGCTACAGGATTCTTTGCTTTCTATTTATCCTTGGTTTATCTTCTGGCTCATTATCAACTTTCTCTTACTGGTTCATGGCTATTATTCATAGCTGTTCTAGGTGTTACTACATCCACTATAGACTCTATTGCAGTAGCGATGCATAAATCCTTTGGAGTTAATCTAGGTACTCTTATATGCTTTGCTATTTGTATTCTATGGGGTATCTTTATTAAAGTAGGTATTTTAGATCTATGGAGTAATTTTGGAGTAGTTAGAGTACTTCTAGCAGTTACCATGTTGTACTTGGGAATGAGACACTTGACTCAAAAATACTTTAATAAGTAAAAATAAGCTGGGGAAACCCAGCTTTTTTATTGTGTTAAAATTTGCTGATTTTCAAACTAGCATTAAAATTCTTAAATATTAATCATGCTTCCTAACGATATGGTTTTAACAGAAGATGAATTAACCCAGGTATTTCAAAAAGCCTTGGATGAATTTATTTTAAAACAGAGTTTTGATCCTAATCCTGTATTCACCAAATTTGGTGGAGGAAGGGTACTTGCAAAGAGATTGATGCTTTGTCTAAGAGATCCAGAATGGTCTTACATTAATCATGATGGTCTTATAGATTGTGAAGAACTTATTAAAAAGGCTGAACCATTCCTTAAGAATGGTGTGAAGATACAGGGTCTTAACTATGTTTTATTTGCACAAGACCTCCCGAAGTTTAGGGAGATTCATAACAAACTTTTCACATAAACATTAAAAAGTATAATTGAATTAGAGGATAAGCAATTACTAATCAGGCACTCATTGGTTCAACTACTTTGAAGAATAAAAATGTCAGAACTGTCCGAATACACAGATGCAACGTTAGCCGCTGCTAGTGCTAAATGGGGAATGGGCGGTGGAACAGCCACAAGTATTTTTGGTTGCCTGTCCGATAATGAGATGTTAGTAATTGCCGGTGTAGTAACAACAATCTTTGGCTTTGTTTTAAACGCCTACTTTCAATATAAAAGAGACCAAAGAGCTACCGAAGAACATGAATTAAGAAAGAAGGTATTGGAGCTTCAATTACAAGAGGTTAAGAGTAATTATGCAAGCCAAACAGGTAGCAAATAGTACAAGAATCATAGGAACTATCCTAGCCTCAATTATTGTTGTTGAAGGTGTTTATTCCAATGATCCATATGATCCAGGCCAAGAGACTAAATATGGCATTACTGAAAAAGTAGCCAGAGATTATGGGTATCAAGGAAAAATGGTAGATCTTACCAAGGAACAAGCCAATGAGATTTATACACACCTCTATATTCAGAAACCAGGACTGGATCAATTGGTAGATATTAATCCTGCCATTTCCCATAAGTTGATTGATGCAGGAGTTAATGTAGGTCCTACAAGAGCCATTAAATGGTTTCAGCAATCCTTGAATGCTTTATCAGGTAATGGCACGCACTTTCCTTTATTAAAGGAAGATGGTGTTCTTGGTTCAAAGACAATACAAGCCTACTTAAAAATGGAAAAAGTAAGAGGATCAGAGACTACTTGTATTCTGGTTCTAAAAGCACTGGATAGTTATCAAGGTGCTTATTATCTTTCTCTAAAGCAACACTTCAGATATACAGCAGGCTGGTTAAATAAAAGAGTTCAGAACATCCCTTTAGATCAATGCAAGCAGTATAATCTCTCCAATAATTATGTGGAGTAACAAATGAAGATTAATAAGGCTAAATTTGTTGAGTTGTTTGCCAAGCATCTGGGTCAAAAGGTAGGTGATGTATCCAATATGGATCTAACTACTTTAACTGCTTCTGTTCTTCCATCATTCAATGCTCAGGTTGAACCATTACTTAGAAAGTTTAATCTGATTGATGATGACTATATTATTGATCTATCTGCTTTAAAAGAAAAACTTCTCAATACTTTTAAATTCATCCCTATGTTAAGAGTTCCTATGGGACCAACAACTATGGAAATTACTGAACATGACATTCAGGAATTCTTTAAGGATGCTGAGAAGTTTGGTTTTGAAGATACTAAGGTAATTGAATGCAAAAAATAAAAGTTATACAGACTTTACCAATGTTTGTAGAGAGGTTTGGAAATCCTTTCAGTACTGCCAACTGGATATTTACAGGTAGGCTTTGTAGAGACAGATTCAATTATTTAAATAAATATAGTATCTTCAATTGGTCTAAAGAAGCAGATCCTATTCCTGAACCCAAAGATACTCCATTACCTGAATTAATGGATAGACGGGCTAATGAACTTATAGGAAAGTCAATCGCTGTTCAATGGTCTGGTGGGGTTGATTCTACTTCTTTACTTTTGGCTCTAATAAAAAATGGAATCAGTAAAGAAGATTTAATAATCCTTATGGATGAAAATTCCATTAAAGAGTATCCAAAACTTTACCAGCATTTAGTAGATAAAAAGTATCAGTTAAAACATATTAAAAATTGGGATAATTGTTTATCTACAGTAGATACTGATACTATTGTTAATGGTTGGTGTGCAGATCAACTGTTTGGATCAGTATTCTTTTACAGTCAACCTGAAATGTACTTTCTATCCTTAGAGGATTTCTTTAACAAGGTTAATCTAATAAAGCCTCTATCCAATAAAGAAAAGAAAGAATGCATTGAAGTTTACAAGCAAATGGGTAAAGATCTATTTAATGTGGATATTTCCAGTGCTTGTGAATTAGGCTGGATGATGAACTTTAGTCTTAAATGGGATTGGGTTAAGTATTACAATGAACTTTATACTCTTGGTTCAGAGAATGTATTTAAGACAAAGGTTTTTTATGATACAGATTATTTTCAATCCTGGTCTGTAAATAACTATCCTGTTATTAAAGCAGGTAATGGTTTTAAAGATCCAAGATTCTATAAGACTGCTCTTAAACAATATTGTAATGAAGTGTTCCCTGATGAAGACTTCTTATTACATAAAAGTAAAGAACCTTCTTGGAACCCATCTTTCAATGATCGAATTGACAGTCATTCAAATACTATAAGAATGAAGATAGAAGATGGTTATGTAAAAGTTACTGTTCCTTCTGGCACTAATCCTACAGAGATACAAAGATTTTTTACAAAGTACATGAAATAACAGATAATTAGTAATTAATTATTGTTTGTTAATATGCCCTTAGAGAATACAAAACTAACTGATTGGGTTAATGAGCCTACACTAGCAGGTCTAAAGGAAGATTTTAGAGCTGCTCAACCTGCTCATGATATTCAGTTAAGTAAGATTAATCATTGGAAGGATCTGCTTAATGTTACTGGTTCGGAAAAGCCTAGAACTAGAAAAGGTAGATCCAGCGTACAACCTAAGTTAGTTAGAAGACAGGCAGAATGGAGATATTCTGCTCTGTCTGAACCTTTCTTAGGTACTGATAAGATTTTCTCTGTCACTCCAAAGACTTTTGAAGATGAAGATGCTGCCAAGCAACAAAGTCTTCTTCTTAATTGGCAATTCAATACAAAACTTAATAAGGTTAAATTCATTGATGAATATGTAAGGGCAGTCATCAATGAAGGTACTGGTATTGTCAAGATATCTTGGATCAGAGAAACCAAGCCAATCATCAGACAGGAACCTGTATTTCAGGCTGTGCCTGTTCAGGATCAACAGACACTTCAAATGCTTCAACAGGCAATGCAGTTGTCTCAAGCTGATCCAAGAACATACAATGAAAAGACTCCACCTGAAATCAAGTTTGGTGTGGAAATGGCTAATCAGGCACCATTCCCCATTGTTGGTCAATTAGTAGGTTATCAACAGGTTCCTGATGAAGAGATTGTTCATAATCAACCATTTGTTGAAGTAGTCAATCCTGCGAATATTTATATTGATCCATCCTGCAATGGACAGTTGGATAGGGCTAAATTCGTTATAGAATCCTTTGAAACCAGTTATTCTGATTTAGTCAAGGATGGTAGATATAAGAATCTGGAATTGATTAATTGGGATGATATAGGTACTGATGATCCTCAACATACATCAGATACTCCTGATGAATTCCAATTCTCAGACAAGTCCAGAAAGAGATGTGTTGCTTATGAATATTGGGGGTTCTATGACATTAATGATGATGGTAGGCTTGTTCCTATTGTTGCTACTTGGATCAGAGATACATTAATTAGGCTTGAAGAGAATCCTTTTCCAGATAGAAAGGTTCCTTATGTAGTAGTTCCATATATTCCTGTTTTAAGGAACATTTATGGTGAACCTGATGCTGAACTCCTAGAAGCAAATCAACGGATTTTAGGTGCAGTTACCAGAGGAATGATTGATTCTCTGGGTCGATCTGCAAATGCTCAACAGGGCTTTGCTAAAGGCATGCTAGATCCTATCAACAAGAAGAGATTTGAACAGGGTGAGGATTATGAATTCAATCCTCAAATGAATCCTCAGGGTGGTGGATTCATTGAACACAAGTACCCTGAATTGCCTCAGTCTGCTCTTCTTATGGTTCAAATGCAAAACCAGGAGGCAGAAGCATTAACAGGTGTTAAAGCCTTCTCTGGTGGTCTTGCAGGTGATGCCTATAACACCAAGGTAGCTACTGCCATTAGAGGTGTTCTGGATGCTGCTTCTAAGAGAGAAATGAGCATTCTTAGAAGACTGGCTCAAGGCATGCAGGAAATAGGTTACAAGATCATTGCAATGAATGAAGTATTCCTTACTGATAAGGAAGTCATTCGTGTAACCAATAGAGAATTCATTACAGTCAATAGAGAAGACATTCAAGGTAACTTTGATCTTGAAGTAGATATTGCTACTGCTGAAGAAGACAATGCCAAATCAGAAAACTTAGCCTTCCTGCTTCAGACAATAGGCAATAACATGGATCAATCTATTTCCATGATGATTCTTGCTGAGATTGCTGATCTTAAGAGAATGCCTGCTCTTGCTGAGAAATTAAGAACTTGGCAACCTGATCCTCAACAGGTTCAAATGCAACAGCAGATGCAGCAACTACAGATTGAGAATCTGGCTCTACAGAATGAGAAACTTAAGTCTGAGATTCTTGAGAATCAGGCCAATGCTCAGAAACTTGGTGCAGATGCTCAAACCAAGGCAGTTGATGCACAGACTAAGGCTGTTATTGCTCAGGCTACACTACCCTCTCAGGTACAGAAGACAATTGCTGATGCCAAGTTAACTGAAGCCAAGGCAGTCAGAGAGGATGTTGAAGCACAAGCCAAGATACTTGATACTCAGATGGATCTTGATGGAACTAAACATCTAAGAGATCTACAGTTAATGCAGGCTCAGGCAAGAGGTAATCAGGATCTTGAAATTGTCAAGGCTCTTGGTAAACCAAGAAAGCCTGATGAAACTAAACCAAATATTGATGCCATGTTTGGATTCAATACAATGACAGATGTATTAAAAAACATGGCCTTATATGGCAATAGATAAAATTATTTGTATATAATATAAATATTTCATATACTTAATAGGACTAATCTGTATGTCAGAAGTCAAGGAACTTGAAGTTTATATTAAACACCTTAAGAACATTATTGATCTCTCAGATAAGTTGAAGAGACTGGAAATCAATTCAGATTTCAAAGCTATTATCCAAGAGGGATTCTGTAAAGAAGAGATGGCTCGTTACTTGAGTTTAGCGGTAAGCGATAAAGTATCAGCAGAGAATAGAGATTTATATAATCGTCTGGCTCAATCTTCTGCTGCTTTAGATAATTATCTTGCTTTTATCCATATTAAGGGAGATCAGGCAAGAAATGAATTACCTGAAGTAGAAGATCAACTTGAAGAACTGAAAGCACAGGAGATTGAATAATGACTGATTATTTCAATATGGCAGATGAAGATTTTGATAAAGAACTTCCTCCAGAAATTAAAGAAGATGATCCCGAACCAAAGGGATCAGCTGATACCAGCAACGATAATAGTAACTCAGTTGATAACGTCAATGATGATGCTGGTAATGATACTGCTGCTCCTGTAGAACAGGAAAAAGATAAACCAGCAAAGACTGAACCAGTAGAGAATTCTTCTGGTTCAAATGAAGGTGTTAAAACTCCTGAAACAGTTCAGGCAACTTCTGAACCTGAACCTGACTACAAACAATTCTATACAGCCATTACCTCCCCAATTAAGGCTAATGGCAAAGAGATTCAAATCAAGAGTCCTCAAGATGTAATTAGACTCATGCAAATGGGTGCTAACTACACTCACAAGATGCAATCTCTTGCTCCATATCGCAAGAAGATGCAGATGCTTGAGAATGCAGGACTGTTTGAAGAAGATAAGATTAACTTTCTTATCGATTTGTCTCAGAAGAAACCTGAGGCAATTTCTAAATTTCTAAGGGACAATAAGATTGATCCTTTAGATATTGATGTAAGTGATACAGCACCAAAGTATGTACCTGGAAATCACCAAGTTTCCGATGCTGAGATGCATGTAAATTCTGTTGTGGATGATCTTAAATCTACTCCTGATGGAATTGAAACATTGAAGACAATCGGGAATTGGGATCAAGCTAGTTTGCAGGCTATCTATTCAGAGCCTGATATTATGCATACCATTCACGAGCAGAAACAAAATGGAGTCTTTGATCTTATTTCCAATGAGATTGAAAGGCAAAAAGTGTTAGGTCGTATATCAGCTGATACGCCCTTCCTTCAAGCCTACCAGATTGTTGGCGGTGCATTACTTCAACAATACCAAGCTTCGGCACAACAACAGAGAGTCATGCAAAATCTTCCCAAGGGAACGTTGCCACAGCAACCAAAGACTAACTCTGCACAAGTTAAATCCGCAGCTCCTACTGGTAGATCCAATAAATCTGCTACACAGTTCATTGATCCCTTCACCCTAAGTGATGAAGAGTTTGAAAAACAATTTAAAAATTACGTATAAAAGGAACTAATTAATTATGCCATTTACTGGTTTACAATACGCTCCTGGTTATACTGGTGCTAATGCAGGCAAGTCTTCAATTGACTACGCATCTCAGTCTGACCAGATGAATACTTTCTATTGGATTAGAAAGTCTCTAGAAGATGCTGCTAAGGAAAGCTATTTCACTCAGCTTGCTGACAGCATTGGAATGCCAAAGCATTATGGTAAGAAGATCAAGCTTTACCATTATCTTCCCCTGCTAGATGATCGAAACGTCAACGATCAGGGTATTGATGCTACTGGCGCTACTATTGCTAATGGTAACCTCTATGGTTCCAGCAAGGACATTGGTACCATTCAAAGCAAACTCCCACTAGTTGGTGAGAATGGCGGTAGAGTCAACAGAGTTGGCTTCTCCCGTACAGAGATTGAAGGTACCTTCTTTAAGATGGGTGTCTTCTATGAATGGTCTCGTGAGTCTCTAGAGTTTGATTCTGACTCTGAACTCCGTGGTCATCTCTCTAAGGAACTCATGAGAGGCATGGTTGAACTTCAGGAAGATATTCTTCAGATTGATCTTCTGAATGCCGCTGGTGTTGTTACCTTTGCTGGTGCTGCTACAGATCAGAGTGAAGTATCTGCCGCTGGTACCAATCCTGATATTGTCAACTACGATATCCTTCGTAGAGTTGATCAGATCCTTGATGACAACAGATGCCCACGTAATACCAAGATCATCACTGGCACTCGCAATATCGATACAAAGACAATTGCTGCTGCTCGTGTTGCTTATGTTGGTTCTGAGATTGTTCCTCTACTTGAGGACATGAAGGATAAATTTGGCAATAAGGCATTTATCCCTGTTCAGCAGTATGGTGCCGCTACTACCATCATGCGTGGTGAGATCGGTTCCATTGGTCATTTCAGATTCATTCAGGTTCCTGAAATGCTTCACTGGGCTGGTGAAGGCGCTACTGCTGCTAGTGAAGATGGTTATCGTCAGACCAATGGCAAGTATGACGTCTATCCAATCCTTGTTGTTGGTTCTGAATCCTTCAACACCATTGGTTACCAGATGAGCAATGCCAATAACGGTAAGTTCCACATCATCACTAAGGTTCCTGGTCGTGATACAGCCGATAAGGATGATCCTTATGGTGAAACTGGTTTCTCCAGTCTGAAGTTCTACTATGGATTCCTCTGCAAGAGACCAGAAAGAATTGCAGTTATTAAGACTGTTGCTCCTATCTAATAGAATAATCTGTTAGAATACAAGGTGGCTGAAAAGCCACCTTTTTTAATTTTTATACCCACAGAGATGAGGTAAGATAATAATATGGAAGAAGAAGTAGTTAAGAGTGAACTTGAACTCCTAAAAGAAAGAGCAGATCTGCTTGGCATCAAGTATTCTCGTAATGTAACTGTTGATACTTTAAGAGCCAAGGTTAATGAAAGACTTGAAAATGCTGATGTTAAGCAGGAAGAGAAGATTTCCCTTCAGGAATTGAGAAAGAAGGAGATTGCTGAACAGACAAGACTGGTTCGCATTCGTCTGACAGTAATGAATCCTCTTAAGTCTGCTTGGAGAGGTGAGGTTATTACTGTAGCCAATAATGTCTTTGGTACTGTAAAGAAGTTTGTTCCATTTGAAGCCAAGTTCTATACAAATGGATACCATGTACCTAAGTGTATTCTTAGTGTTCTAAAGAGACGTCAGTTCCTAAAGGTAACTATGGATGACAAGGGACAAGTCAAAGAAAAGATCTTTGTTCCTGAATTTTCTATTGAAGAACTACCTCCACTAACTCCTTCAGAACTAGCAAGACTAGCTGCTGATCAGAGAGCTGGAAATAGAATTGACTAAGGCAGTTAACATGCAAAACCCCCAAGAAAAAGAAACCTTAACTATTGGTGAAATGTTTTCTGGTCCTGGGGGTATTGGACTTGCTGTAAATAATGCCCAGAATGCTAAGTATTCTTTTAAGCATCTCTGGGCTACTGATTATGATCTAGATACTTGTGAAACATTCAAAAATAATGTTTTACAAAATGATCCAGATGCAAAAATTATCTGTGAAGATATCAGAAAATTAGATCTTGCTTCTTTAGATCCAGTAGATGGTTTTTGTTATGGTTTTCCATGCAATGACTTTAGTACTGTAGGTAAGCAAAAAGGTTTTAATGGTTCTTATGGACCTTTGTATACCTATGGTGTTAAATACATTAATCAAGCAAATCCATTATTTTTCTTTGCTGAAAATGTAAGTGGACTCTCTTCTGCCAATGGTGGAAAAGCTTTTCAAAAAATTCTTTATGATTTAAATCATGCTGGAAAATATGGGTATACCATTACAGCAAATTTATATAAATTTGAAGAATATGGTGTACCTCAAGCAAGACACAGATATATTTTGATTGGTATCCGTGGAGATCTAGGTAAAGTTTTCCTGGTTCCTAAACCAAGTAATATACTGGTTACTTGTAAAGATGCTCTTACAGGAATTCCTGTATGGGCTACTCATCAGGAAATGCCTAGACAATCAAAGACAGTTACTGAAAGATTGTCTTATATTCCTGAGGGCATGAATATTTGGGAGGCAGAGCATTTAATACCATTGGATCTAAGATTAAATGTTAAAGGTGCTCGATTATCTCAAATTTATAAAAGACTTGATTCTACTAAACCAGCTTATACAGTTACAGGAAGTGGTGGAGGTGGAACTCATATTTATCATTGGTCTGAAAACAGAGCATTGACAAATAGAGAAAGAGCAAGACTTCAAACATTTCCAGATACTTTTAACTTTTCTGGTTCTAAAGAATCTATACGAAGACAGATTGGTATGGCTGTTCCTTATCAAGGAGCAAAGATTATTCTAGAGGCTGTATTAAAGACTTTAGCAGGTGAATCTTATAATTCTACATCAGCATCTGTTGGAATATTTCCAGCAAGAACATATAAAATTGACTAAATAAATAATTAGTTATTAAAATAAATCCTATAAGTTAACTTATAGGATTTTTTATTATTATGCCTATTCCAAATTGGACTTTTTATAACGCTCCTAGACTTCCTAGCCCTACATCAAATGCTTTAGTAGCTGCTTCTCAAGATGGATTAATGCCTGAATTACTTCAATCTGCTTCAGGTGCAGGTGCAGAAAACGCTGTATTAGCGGATAGATATGATTGGGCAAGAAATCTTGGTAGATCTGTAAATCGTAATCTTAAAAATTTAGGTCGTTTAGTACCTTCTGCTGAAACTGTTGGTAATGCTGTTACTGGAGCAGTAAGAACTTCTCCAGCTGTTGCTGCTTTTGCTTTGCCTGTTGCTGGTGCTATGGCTAGACAAGTAGATGGTAAAGAACAAATGCCCGGGGATTCTTACTCAGGCAGCGATGAACAAATTATTGCTGATTTTGTTCCCACAACACCTCAGCAAGATTCTTATCACCCAGTATACAATGCAAATAGAGATGCTGGATTTGCCTCTGCTGAACCAGAGTATTTTCCTACATTTGATAGAAATAGAGCCTCTGGTTTTGATTCTGCTGAACCAATACAAGCACCTGCTAATGCATCTAAAGCAACTAAAAAGGCTGTAAAAGAAGCAAACAAGACTGTTGCTAATATAAATGCTGGTACAAAAAAACCTAATAATCCACCAGATAGTCTCTTTGGTTCAAGTCTTTCTTGGCTCAATGATCTACTCCCATACTTAGCAGTAGGTGGGTTGGCTTATATGGCTGGAAAACATTAACAGATATAATTAAATATTTTATAATTAACCCATTATTAACGTAATGGGTTTTATTTTTATGGCAACTCTTGCAGAATTAAGAAGTGTTGAACTTTTAAATGAGATTACTAAAGGTCTTGACTTTAGTATTCCTGATATAGATTTCAATGATGACATCTTTAAAATTCCAGATGAATTAAAAGATGCTTTACTTCATGCTCCTGATAAGTTAAAGCCTGAAGACTTAACAGAAAGAAAAGTCAATGGCATGGGCATGTATGACCAACTCATGACTACCAATAGAGCACATCTAATGGATGAGTATGATAATGGTCGAATTACAGGTGCAGAATACACCAAGGCTTATATTGCTTTAAGTCAGTCTGCCCTTCAATTTGCTGTTCAGTATCTGCTTGGTAGAGATCAAGCTTATTATCAGGCTCTTGGTTCAACAATTATGGCTCTTAAAGGTGCCATTGATGTTTATACAGCCAAGGTACAACTTGCTATTGCTCAAGCTCAGGCACATCAAAATAAAGCTCAATATGCAGGTGCAGTAATGTCTCTTGCTGTCAATGACTCTCAGAGAGATCTATTGATCCAGCAGGAGAAATTGGCTAAAGAACAGACTGAACAGGTACATGCTCAGACTTCAGATGAAAAACTTGATGGTAGTACCTCAGTAACTGGTATTATGGGTGGAAACATCAACCTACTCAAACAGCAGAAACTTCTTACTGTTGAGCAGACTGAACAAACGCATGCTCAGACATCCGATACTAAGTTAGATGGTACTACACCTGTTACCGGTTATACAGGTCATCAGAACTCTCTGTTAACAATGCAGGCTCAAGCATTCAGAAATGATGCTGTTATCAAGGGTGCAAAGATCTATGCTGATTCCTTTGCTACTCAAGCCTCTATGGGTACTGCTACTGTTGCTGGTACTGGTCTAGCTGCTGCTGATATCAATACAGCAACTACTAAACTACAGCAAATGATTGCCAAGAACAGTAATTAATGGTGAATAATGGGCAGTAAAAAACATACAGAAACTTATGTAGCATCATATTCTTATCCATTATTTGATGCTGACAATAGGTTGAATTCATACCTGAGTGCAATGCTTGACTATACCTCCAATAGTCAAATAGAACACTCAGAGTACATGAAAAATTACTATACACCTGCCCGTTTTCGCAATTATCGTTCTTATCTAAACTGGTGGGATAACTCAGGGAATGACAAGGTATTTGGAAAAATACAAGCCAGATTCTATGGTGATCCAACAGTTGATAATGTAAGTGTTGCTAATGTAATACGTCCATATGTTTCATTTAGAGAAGGTGCTACAAATTTTGCTGTTTACAGCACCTCTCTAAACTTTTTTTCTGAAGATGCTTGGATCAGACATTTAGCAACTCAACAGGGTAAAGAGGCATGGATATATCAACCTGATGAATATGCCTATACAATCTCTTATCCTACTGATTCAAGCATTAAAGCCACATTTACTAGAATCCCTGAGAACCAGAAAGAAGAATATCCAGATTCTTCTACCTGGATCATTCAAGGAGCATTGCCTACATATACACCTAACAGCAGATTCCTAGAGATTGGATACTCTTATCTAACTGTTACAGAAAAAGATGAAGTAACTATAGTAGATGGTAAAACTGTAGTTATTCACTATACTGTTTATAAAGATTACTATGGCTATATGGATTATCAAGAAGGTTCAGGAATACCTTATCTTGATTCTATTATTGCCAATAGTGGTACTGTTGCTGCTGGAACATTCTTTCCTGTAATACCTATTAGAACTAATACTGCTTGGTATTCAGGGGATAAAGCAATTAGGATTAATAATACTCTAAGATTCCTAGAAATTTATGATAGTCTTAAAAATAGGGCTGATCCATATAGTGCGCTTAAGAATACTCTAACAAGTAATATTCAAGGTTCTTTGGGTGATATAGACTACATGACATTGCTTCATGGAGTCACTTTAAACTCAAGCAATCAATCAGATCTTCAATATATCTATACATTCTTCCTCAATCTTCATATTAATGAAGCCTTATCCAGAGGTGAAGATCCTTTAACAGTTTGGAATCCAAGATCTACTTATGTAGGAAGTAACTTTTTTGGTGCCTTTGTTGAAAATACAGTACATAAATGGCACATCAATGAGGGAGGTAAGAAATCCTGGTTCAGAAGAGGAGATATTGGATCTTCCTTTCACCATCACCTTAATATTACCTGTGCCAGTTCTAACTTAAACTATGACTACCATTGGGCAATGTCTGAGTATTTTGAAGCCAATGGTAAATTCAGACCGGATGCTAAGGTAAATGATTATGGAGTTCTGACTGGTAGTTTTGTATATACATGGACTACTATGGAACCAGATACAGATGCTGAAGGTAATGTTATTACTCATTGGGATGAAGATACTCAAACAAGTGTAGTCTCATATCATGAAGAAGAACATTCAATTCCATTTACCTTTACTCTATTCTGTCATCAAGAATCTGAAGATCGTTGGAGATTTACTCTCTATGTTTGCCTAGAATTAACTAATCATATCTATGCAGGTAAATCCATTATTACTACTGCATATGAAGCAATAACTGATAACTCACAAGTATCTTCAGTTACCCATGACTTTACCAATGACTTTGCTTATGACCAACTTTATTATGATGAAATAGCAAAGGTAAAGAAATATAGGGAAGGTTGGTCTTGGAAGAGAATCTTTAGATTCCTGGACCATGAAATTCTCTCCCCTGAAGAACAAGTTGCTAATGACTTTAGAGCAGCAAATCCAGCTAAATGGCTTAAATTAACCTTTAAATATGGTACCGGTTTACCAGATGCTACTTCTCCATTCATAGTTCCATTTGAATTAAATACCTACAATGAAGTAGGAGCAAGGATTCAAATGGATATTACCAATGGTGGTCTTTTCTTAATTTGCAACTGCTGGGTTCAAGTAACCTATAAGAAAAGATGGTATCAAAGAGGTGTATTTAAGTTTGTTGGATTCGTTTTTCAGGCTGTTGGTGCAGTTATAAGATTTTGGTGGCCTGCTGTTGGTAATGCTCTTATGGTTGTAGGCACAGTCTTAGTGGCTGTTACAGTAGGCACAAAAGTATTAAATCTAGCTAAAAAGGTTCTAGGAGCAATTTTCGGAGAAAAGATTGGAGCTTGGATCTACTCAATTATTAAAATTGTAGCTTTTATCCTTGTTGCTGTATTTGCTCCATATGCATTACCTTTTGTAGTAGGTTATGTTAGTGCTTGTGAAACTTATGCTCAAACAGGAAGTCTCTCCAAGGCTTTAGGAATGGGTATTGTTTCAGGTATTTCTACTTATATTGGTCAGCAAGCATTTTATTTTGCTGGTGACTTAGTAAGCGGTGTAGAAGGTTCTACTGCTTCTAATATGAATTCTGCCATACAAGGTGCTTATGATTCAGCAGATGGATTTTTCTTAGGTATCTCTGATAGTGTAAAAATTGGCATGGACACTATGGGACAAACCATGCAAGCTATTGCAAATAATCCTATGGCTGTAGGTGCTTTAGCAGGAGGAATGGCTTTATCTGGTTTGGCTCAAGGTTTAGGTAGTTCTCTTATTAATGGTGGTTCCTTTAAAGATGCTCTTAGAGCAGGTTTGACCCAAGGTGCAATAGCAGGTATTTCTACCTTAGTTTCTGTAGGTGGTACTAAACTTTTAACTGAAGCATTTACTTCTGCTGAAGACAAACTTTTACAAGAACTTTCTCATGCCTATTACACAGAAGAAAATATTGTTCAAGGCGAAGAACTTTTAGGTGGACTAGCAAACATCAACTATGGTGTTATGCAAGATACAACTTTCTTTGAACAAGTTAGTGGTCTTATTAGTAAAAGACTTCTTAACATGAACTCTGTTATGGAGTATGTTAATCAGTCTCAAGAAGCCAAATATGCTAGAAAATTAGCAAGACTTAAAAGTGACTTTGACGAGTTTAATAATGCTTATCAAAGTGCTATGGATGTTCTTAATACTCTTAAGGCACAAACAACATCTACTGTAAATGCTGAATATGTAGCAAAGATGCAAGCAAGTATAGGAAGATTATTAACAATGTTCCCTGAATCTATGGGATCATTATCAGTAGATAACTTTTTAAGTTTTGCAACTACAACTGAAATACCTTTATCCTGTACAGCCTCTGTAAGTACTTATGTAGAAGATATGCTTTCTATTAATGGTACATATGCTCCTGATACACTTTACTATAATCAGCAATACCTTAGTTGGGCTATGGATGAAGATTAATTTTGTTTTCTAATAAATAAAAGATATAATAAAATTACATAATTTATAGGATTTATCCAAATGGAAGAAGACGGACTATTAAGTAAACTAAGTGCTTGGTACAACAATAGTGGTTTTGGTTCAAGCCTTAAAACTATTGGTAATGGCCTGCAAGGTTTCTTAGGAACTCAACTTGGTTCAGGGGATAATGCTACTACCTATGGTCAACTAGGACTTGGTTTAATTGGTGGTTTATACAACAATCGTCAGCAAAGAAAAGCATTAGACCGTCAATTAGATTTTGGTTATGCACAGTTAGGTCAAAATAGAGCTTTTGGTCAATCAAACTGGATGGATCAACTTCAAAATAGAAGTGAATTATCTGCTATGCAATTGCAAGGTTTAGCAGGATTTAATCCTGAAGCTGCTGCTGAAAGAGCAAATAATCTATCCACACTTACAGCCGGTATTGATAGAGCAGGTGCCAATATTGGTGTTAACAATGCTGCTGAAAGCTCTGGTTGGAATAACGTTCTTCGCCGCTACAATGCTTTAGCCTAAAGGATAAATAATGCCTTCTTTTATACCTGATAATTTTGCTCAAGTACATGCACCTGATTCTGGTGCTATAGCCACAGCCATGATGAGAGCTATTGGAGATTCTGCTAAATATAATAATGTTAATCCAATACTCAAACTTGGTGATGCTTATTATGATGCAAAAAGAGATGAAGGAATTGCTAAAGCTGCTTCTGATATCTTATCCGGAGGTAAGATTAGTAATTTAGATCCTAGAGTTGTTACAGCCAAGGCTGTACAAAATGCTATAAAAACCAGCATGGATCTAAAACGTCTGGAAGCAGATCTTGCCAAAGATGCAAGAGCCAGAAATGAATCTCTTTGGGTATCCAGATACTTAGAGCAGAATCAAAATAATGCTGGGTTGAGAGATGCTGAATGGATTGAAGAAAATAGAAAAGCGCTGGAATTAAATCCAGGAGCATATGAAAAAATTCTTACTCTATCTACTAGTGGCAAGGGTGATTGGAACAGTTATGATTCCATGTCTGATGCAGATAAAGCAAGCACTCAGAATTTATCTGATCCCAATAAAATATCTCTTAAGATATTAGATCTTCAGAACAAGATTAATGCACTTGTAGGTAAAGCTCCCGGTGTTTCTATAGATAATGAAGGTAATCTAAAACACTTATCTAAGAATGAATATATTGAAAAGCAGCTCAAACCAATTATTAAAGAATCCGGTGGTAATTTAGCGGATGCTGTAGATAATTTAAATAAAGCTTTAGTAACTGCTAAGACAACTGCTGAAAGATTATATAAGGAAAGAACTGGTAAAGACATTTCCTTCAGTGAAGATGAGGTAATGCATTACCTGACTCAAACTGGATATGATCCACTTTGGTATGCAAGAGATTGGGATTATGATGCAACTGCCGCAGCTAATGCTTTAGCTACAGGATATGATTCTAGAGTAAAGGCTCTTGCTGAGATAACACAATTTTCTAATTCTCTTAAAGCACTTAAAGCAGCTAAACCTCAAGTACAAAATATTGATGCTAAACTTCAAAGTGCTATTACACGAATAAAGAATAATAAGGCTATTCCTGAAGAACAAAAAGAAGCATTAATGCGGAAAGCCTTTAATAGATCTCTATACGAAAAGCAATCACTCTTTACTCGTAATTCAGATTTAGATAAGAGAATAATTTAAGCATACTTATTAAGATCTGTTAAAATACACCTCATTACAAGGTGTATTTTTTTTT